ATCTTCAAGTTGCCGCAGACGGCGCAATTCTGTCACGCCCATACCGCCAAATTTCTTTTTCCAATTGTAAAACGTCGCCTCAGAAATCCCCATCTTTCTGCAGACTTCCTCGACGCGAGTGCCGGTTTCAGCCTGTTTGAGTGCAAAAGCGATTTGTTCCTCGGTATAACGTGTCTTTTTCATAACGAATGACCTCTTTTGGGAAGGAAAAGAAAGGCCGAAAACTCTACTTTACAACGGTACTGAATAAAGGGGGAAGGTCACGATTAATTCCTTTTTTTGGGGATTATCCATTGAGCTTCATCGAGATTAAACTCATGCCAGCGAGCAAAGCGAAGTTCGCTTGAGCGAACAAAGGTCAGCATGGTTAACTCAATAGCCAGACGTGTTATCAGGTTTCCGTTAAAGTCTGCTAACTTTTGGAAAAATGGGGCTAGGTGACCTGTTTTTAATGCTGCATGATGTTTTGTATCACGCTTCTTTAACCGGATATTGAGGTCATCAGGGATAATTTCAGTTTTAGCACCACTCAATCGGGCGTATCGCACCACATCTTTTACCCGCTGTTTCAATCGATCTGCAGTATCGTGCTTTCCCATCTCGTGCACTTTCTGAAATAGCGGTGTAATGCTGAAACTTTCCAGTTTGCGGATATCTAACGCGCCGATGGCAGGAAAAATGTATCGTTCTAAACTGCTTAATACCCGTTTCTGATGGTCTGCACTCCACATCTGATGATTTGCCCAGCTGCGAGCGACAGCTTCAAAAGTATAGGTTCCGTTAGCAGTTGCTTTCTCTTCTCTCTGCTTCGCCTTCGGATCGATATCTTGGAGGAGGAGACCTTTGGCTTCATCTCGTCTTGCTCTGGCACCAGCCAGACTCAGATCGGGATACACACCGAAGGCAAGGCGATCTTCTTTTCTGTCAGAAGGACGACGATACTTCATACGCCAGTATTTAGAACCTGTCGGAGATACTTCAAGATACAAGCCGCCCCCGTCAGAGAGTTTGTAACTTTTCTCTTTTGGTTTGGCTGTTTTACAGGTTTGTGCTTAGAGTTTGTCGCGGACGTTTCTGTTCATTTTGGGGGCATATTTTACATCGAACCGGAAGTGCCCCGGATTATGCCCCATACATGCACTGGATTTCAATAGATGTGACTGGACCTCAGAATAACTAGAATCCTTTAAGAATCAGTGGTTGATGGGGGTTTGTAGACTTTAGAAGACGTAACTGGATGTCGATATGGTGTCCCCTGCAGACATCAAATTAGAGTTGCAGGAGACTGATTAGAAAAGGTTATTTGGTATGTGTTTGTTTTTTTACCCGCTAATTTACCCATTACGTCCGGATAAAAGCCTGGATTTGAATGTGCAGTGGTCACTATATAGCCAACGGGCCCGGCCGTGAACGATGGTACTTTTCGGCAGCGTTCCGTCTTTGATGCGGTCATATATAAAGGTTTTTCCGAAGCCAGTATCTGCCATGATGAATTTCAGGTCAACCAGGGAGTCTGGCTGTAATTCATGTTGCATATGCTTTTCCTTATTCCTGATTGGATGATACCCAACCCGCGGGCACGACGATACCGCCGGTGACCGGTGCGGGATAGGGTGGTTTGGTTTAGTGGGTGGGGTTACTTACCGTTGATGTGGGGATATTTCTTCAGCAGTTCAGTGGCTTTGAATGGCGGGCCCATGCCGATCCCCTTACGGTTGTTGTCTCGGTAGTTATCGAGGACGTCTTTCAGCATTTGCAATGCTTCATCGCGCTGCTTCAAAAAGTGAGAGTCGAGTTCGTTGCTCATTCATACCTCAGTGGCGTTTAAACTTCGCGGCGCGTTCGCGTTTCTCGTCATCTTCACGGCAGGCTGAATCGCAATAGTGGCCTTTGTCGATGGTGTCGCCACAGCTATAGCATTTGCCGGTGAACGGCTTCGGGCGCGGGCGGTTAGCCATCGCAATCTTCAGTTGTTGCTGCTCCAGCTCTGAAGCCTGGTCGAGTGGGTCTGCGTACATAGTGGTTTCCTTTAGGCAATAAAAAACCGCCTCAGTGGGCGGTCTGGATCAGAGATGAGTGGCTAGCTTATCGCTTTGCCACTCTCATTACTGAGGGATAGGCTACATCGTTATTTATTGGCCCTCCAACTGTCATAACGTGGTACTGAGCAACAATCCCATCGATAGAAAGTGAAATGTCTGTTCCTGCTCTGGTGTCCTCAGGAAGGTCAATTTCCTTCACTTCCCCTGTTTCGTGAAATGTAACTTTAAAAATCACTTCCCTTCCTCCTTCGCATAAACTGGGTCATTTCCCCGTGGTAACTTCATGGCCTCCTGCCGGTACATTGCAAGCCTTTCCCTGAAATACTCCCACAGCGCTTCCGGCTGTTGTTCCTCAACCTGCACGGGCACGACCGGCATATTCATGCGCTCTTTGTAAGCCACGCCTGACGCTGCCAAATCGGCATTAATTTTCTCGCGTTCTTCTTCTGGTCTGGCCGAAATATTGAATGACATAAGCACCCCTCCATTAGGGATATTACATCTTTCTTTCGACTTCGCCACACAATAACTCAGCCGCCGGCCGCCGCTCATGCAGTCGGTCGATGATCAGTTGGCACTGTGTTTCGGTGGGGTAGATTGTTTCAGTGAGGGGAGTTGCCTGGTTACCGGAGAGAATAAGGATTACGTATCCGGCGAGCATCATCTTTCGAGTGCCTCAATTTTTCGCATAATCCGGTCGTAGTGTTCTGTGGTGTTAACGCCAGCCGCAACAACCTCCCGGATATCCTCGACTTCTTCTGTGGTCAGAAATTTATCCCTGTAATCACTCCAACTGACAGCTGCCAGCTTTCCGCCTAAAACATCCATGTTTGCATGAACCGGCGGCTCCTTGCCGTCTTCGTACTCGATAACATAAGTCACCTTTCCCATCACTTCCTCCTGTACGCATCCCACAGAGCAATGCGGAACGCTATTCGTTTAATGAAAGCAGGGAACCATCCTCTGATTATCAGCATGCTTATTCTCTGGATCATCGCACCACCAAAAGGGCGCTTTGCTTCAGGTTTTCGAGCCATGTCTTATCCATTGCAGCGAGTCTCATGCTGATATTAAAGCGACCCTGATTATAAAGCCAAGCCATTGAGCCCATACAATGAGCCTCTTTGCCACTATGCTGATACTTGCCGTTAACATCTTCATGTCCTGAGAGTGTTTTGTGGCACAGGAACGGCGTTATGTCATCAGCAAGAAGCCCAGACTTAATTCCAGCCAGTCGCCCGGACTTCAGCGTGTGAGAAATGGACTCCGGAGAGTCCAGGAATGGACAGTTACTGCATGGTCTGGTTAATGCTATTGCTCGTATTTTTCCCATCACTCAGACTCCAACTTGATGCCGGCCGCGGACAGAGATGCTTTCCATTTTTCATCATGTTTTTTTATTTCCTCTCTCAACCAGCCGATACATTTTGTGCCGGGGGTATTCACTGTTCGGGCTTCCAGTTCGGCAATGCGGGCCTGCGCTTTCTCCAGTGCATCGATAATTACAGTGATGTTTTCGGGGAAGCAAAGGGCGATAAAATCCTGATCCGATTTGCTAACCTGCAATGACGTATGACCATCTTCCATTCTATAGGAGTCGATAACACCCCCATCTTTAGCAGTGGCATCACTACTTAATCGAAGGAATGAGTTACTGGTCCACCACATCCATTTGCCCGGAGTGGCTTTCTTTGCCGCCGCTTTAATCCTCTGCACTAGTTCTGAGATATCAGTCATTAGCCGATTCCTCTTTCAAGACCAGCTTGCCATTAATCAGCGCATCAATGATGACGGTGAACTCCCAGCACCATACGCGGCTATCAACGAACACTCGTAGGCCATCAGGGTAATCGTGAGCTTTGCGCTTAATGAATGCTTCCGCCGCATCGCGGGTTAGGTGGGAGTTAACGTATACCCATTCTTCCTGATAGCCATAGAGGCTCAGATAGTCCCGATCACCCAAAAACTGCCACTGATCATCCTCGTCTAAATCCAGGAAAAACTGTTCTTCGGACTCTATGCATTCTTCATTCAGGGAACTCTTTTCATCCAGATCCAGCGAGTCCCAATATTCTTTCGGGGAAAACCATTCACGCTCATGGTCTGAGTCGGAGAGCATACGTTCCGGGTCAAATGAAAGGTCTATGCCGGTAACCCGGCGGAGTCTTTCTACGTTAAAAATTGCGTCCCGGGTGCAGTGTCGTTCAACCCCTTCACCGGCAACGTCGTGTCTCAATCTGGTAATAAAGTCCGCAAATGTTTCAGGCGTCAGTTCCGCGCCTGTTGCTAATGTTTCCACTTTTTCCTCTCCAACAGATAACCCTCCCGGCGCCGTAGGGCAGAGGATAGGGTGGGTGAATGGGGTTTAATTGACGTAGTGCTTTCGGCTGAAGACGATCCGTGTCTTTTTTTTCGCATTAACGCGCCGTGGTTTGGCTTCCAGCCAGTAGAGCCTGTCCATGGCTCTGCCGTCAGTGGCGAATAGCTCTCCTTTGCCGAGCTTCACTGTGTCGCCTTTAAAGCTGGAGCGCATAACCTCGTTTATCCTGCCGAGGCTAAGGCCGAACTTGTCGGCCAGTTGCTGGCCGGTCATTGGTCCCTTGTTTAACTGCCAGGTTATCTTCTCCTTGATACCAGATAGCGGACATTCCCTTGTCCGGCGGTAGTGGGGCATTAGCTTCATGCGGCGGCCCGGTTATTCATGATGGACGCGATCTCTTTATCGAGGTCCGAAAGAAAGTCGCTTATCTCCGACTCAATTTCCTGCACAAGGTTAGCGTCCCTGTGAATCCTGGTTTCAAAGTAGGATAAATCTTCCGGTAACCGGTTATCAAAGCTGACGAAATCGCACCAGTTCCTGCCGGTACACATCATCTGAGCATGCATCTGCAGGATATATTCCCGCTTTGGCTTCCCTGTGCGCATGGTTTCAATGTGGGTTGCGGTATTGGGGCACTTGATCTCGATAAGTCCGTCATCATTGACCAGGCCGTCCGGAGAGGCTCCGAACCACTCGATAGTAGGGTGGGGAATAAACCCGACTTCAGTGACCTCTGCATCGAACTGATTGAGTACATACATTTCACGCGCCAGTGGCTCAAGTTCAGTCCCGCGCATCATTGGTCCACTGGTGAATCCTGGCTCACACTTCCCTGTCAGCCGCTGGCAAATAAGCTCCATCATGTAGTTCTTGCGGCTGGCTGAATACCCGGATTTGGTTTTCGCCATCACATCTGCAAGTCGGCTTGCGGTGATACGGCCGCATCGGGCCGCAAACCAATCATCGGTTCTCTGTTCCATCAGGCCACCTCCTGATTAACCAATTCTCCCTCAACAACGCCGCTTGCATCCTCGCTCAGTGTCTTGATGCGCTCCTTTTCTTCTTTTCCAATGATGTTTCTGTCTGCGATAGAGAGTGACATCCAGTGAGACTTGAACGCTTCAATCCCTTTCTTTGCGGATTCCTCTGCTGCTGAAATCAGAAGCGGCCGCTTTTCGTCAGACTGCCGACCCGCATCCACGCCAGCCGGAGTTCCTTCAATTACACGTTCCGCTTCATCCTGATCGAATATTCCTGCGAACCCGAAAGCCATCCTGGCGCACTGAATCAGAGATTTATGACGAAGCATTCTGGTTGGATGTGACTGCCATGGCTGAGTGTTTCGCTTACACTCACCCATGTATTCGGTCACGACAGTCGGGTGAGCGCGGTCTTTCCTGTAAATCTTGCAGGTACACGCACCTTCATCCTTGTCGTAGCTAAATTCCATTCCATCAAACTGAGGGTGTTCATTGATGATTCTGGCCCAGCCATCGACTCCGACAACAGGTACGATTCCACCTTTGTCAGGAAAGGCGTAAATTTCCTTAGTCCAAGGATTAAGCCCATACTGGTTAGCCACAATCAGCAGGGCAGTGAACTGTTCATCTGTGACGTTCCCGCTTTTGAATGCAGTGTTTTTCAGCGTTGTAATCAGTTCCGTTCCGGCATCCATTCCGAGTCGGTCGGCCAATTTATTAGCCATCGTGCTTAATGCTGTGGACATGCTTTACCTCTCTAATTTTTACTGTTTCCACTCAGCCTCTGCCAGCTTCAGGCAAAGGCGATCGACAAATTCGGCATATTCGTCTTGGGCTTCATCGGTAGATAACATCGCCATTAACAGGGGGTGCTCTCTCGCAAATTCCTCTACGGTGTCAGGGTACTGAGCTGACAATTCCTCGGCCCGTTCCCGCACCGCTTCGTCATAATTCAGTTCGGCGTAGTGCCGATCCCAGCGCTGTGCCTCTGCGTTCTCAGCGACTGCAAATGAAGGTTCAAGCAACATTCTTCACCTCCGCGAACGAGTTCACATACTCAACCAGCCAGTCAAATTCCATTTGCGCGCATAGCTCCATCTGCTGCTCTCGGGTGAGTGGCTCTATCTGGCAATCCTCAAGCTCAAAGTTGTACTTCCCTGGCCTTGCCTGCCAGCCGGTGTGCATCCCACTGCATTCGATTTTTAGGTTCAGGCTCATTTTGACCTCCGAGTTAACTGTTCCATACGAAGCCGGCTGTCAGCGTTATCCGGCAGTGAGTAGCGCGTAAAAGCGACATTGAACTTCAGTCTTTCTTGCTTCATGCGAAAGCCTCCGGCCCCGGACGGGCAGCATCGTTGACGAACTTCTGGATGCGCTCCAGTTGGGTAGTGGTGAATGATTTAACGTGGTTTAACAGGTTGGTAGCAGCGCCAATGACGCCGCCGATGACGTTGGTTGTCATTAGCGATACTCCGTTAGGTGTTGTGGTCATATAACCGCCCACTCAGTAAATGGACGCTGATATGAGGGCGTAAAAAAGCAGCTCAGTGGCTGCTTATTCGCTTCTCAGATTTTTCACGTAATTCATGCAGTAGGTAGGTGAACAATCACGCCATTTCCCTTTATGCTGCATTCTCTGTGACGGAGGGTAGTAGGCGACCGTTCCTGCCGCTGTTCTGAATAGCAGGGTGTTATTTCCCTCTTCGAACTCAATGCCATTCTTCCTGAAGAATGCGGATATTCTGATGTGAGCCGAATCCCTGGCCTGCTTTCTCCTTTCCTTCGTTCCATCCCTGACGTCACGCCAGTATTCACCCATATCACCCAAGACAAACTCTCCCATAAAAAAGCCCCTGCATAAGCAGAGGCGAAATTTAATCAGAACAGGTCTTCCACTCCTGTTCATCGGGCAGTATTACCCACATAGCCCACTGGTTAATGAGCTATAGGGGGTTACTGGTCGGGTATGTAAAAACTCATAACCGCTAACCTTTAAACAGCTCCTCGAAAGCAACACGGATAGTTTTAGCAATCTTCTTTGCTTCTTCTGTCCGTTTTTCTCCCATCATATCAATCTCGGTACGCAATCCTGACGCCAGGGCTTCGGCAGCGATCGCCTGAATATCTGCTGGTAATTCGTTAATTTTCATACTTCACCTCACACTAAAGGAATAGACCGGCCTCTGACCTTCTGACGGCCGGTGCATGTTACCCGGTCACTTTTGGTGCGGTGGCCGGCTGAATAAATTGCTACGTCTGGCATGCACTGTGATACCTGCTCCGGACGGTTACGCCAGTTCGGTGCTTTCAGTGCCCGCTCAACGCGATCGACTGGTTTAAGCTGCATTGCTTCGGCTGCCTTGCGGGCATTGAACTCTGCCATGCGGCGTCTGTTTCTGTTCATTGGGATATCCTCTGTAAGTTCTTTGGTGGAGTGGTGGCCGGTAGTCCGGCAGGGCTTACTGATTTTCTCGGCCTCTATCAAGTCCACGAAAAAACCGTGATTCGTGTATGTCGCCTTACTGATATGCCTTCTTCACCTTGCCCCTGCTGGTCGATTACCAACGCTATGCGGGCATCATTCTCCATCTACTCACAGGATTGCAGCGCACAGCCTGCGCATTCACCACTCCCCGAAGAACTCACTTCGGCCTGTGTATTCACAGGAACCTTGTTTTTAAATAGCAGCCTGACTTCATGTCCGGCGCGGTAGGTAGTCCGTTTACCGCATCGATGTTTCGTTTCGATGGGCTAAGAATACTTGCAGTATTTATTTATGTAAATACCTTTAGTATTCTTTTGTGGTGTGGTTTATCTATCGCATTGAGTATTAAGGGTATTTATTTTACTCATACGAAAAAATCCCGCACGGAGCAGGGCGGGATAGTGTCCGAGGTTCGGTCTGGTTGTGATTTCGGGTGGTGCAGCTATCAGGAGAGGGGAGAGCAGTGGATTACAGGCACAAAAAAAACCGGCGCGGTGGCCGGGGTTAGCAGTTAATTTTGCTTTTTATGTCGACCAGAAGCCTGTCGGCTCCGCTGGCTTTTAGCTTTCTTTCTATCCTCCCACCAATCTGGTGCTGGGTTCGGTTCTGCATGCAATGCATCCGCAAGCCCAGTAATGAGGCTAAATGATTGAACCCCATCTATGTGTTCGGATAGTGAAGGGCTGACGTTTTGTCTGAGGGGATCAAGAATGAAATCAATGCCTTTTATGCGGGCGTGCTTTGCTGCCGGAACAAAGTCTGAGTCCCCAGCAACCAATACAATAACATCTACGAGTTTTTCATAAGTAAGGGTTGTAATATCTACCCCTAACTTTATATCAACCTGTTTTTGCTTGATGTCATAATAAAAATCATCGTTAGTTAATTCGCTCCACTGCTTATGCCCCTTCATCAGGGCATCAAGAGAAAAGCTGGTTAGTTGCCAACGCTTATTGTCAACTAGGTGACCGAGCCGCAGAGCTGTCTTTCTTGTCTTTCTTAGCTCTTCGTGAAGCTCAGTTCTTAACTGATAGGACTTATCTAGCTTGAAGTTTTTACGCCCAGGGGTTTTATTTCCTGGCTCAGGGAGTGGGTATCTTGTTTGTATATCTAAAGGAGGGCAGTCATAAAAATAGATACGGTAGAGTTCGAGTGGATCTCTTCTCTCCTGAGATTGCTTTCTGTCCTTGAGGTGTGAAATTACCATCGACCATATCACTTTCATGATACAAGGTGCCGTTAATTCCTCAGACGAGAAGTGCTTTCTATGTGTTGCATTTAGACGCTGCATAAAAAATCCGGCGTCTATCAGTATTGCTGCTTTTTTCATAAAAAATCCAAAAAAAAGCCCGGAGCCGTTATGCAGATATTAACAATTGTCTGCGAACGGGGCCGGGCTGGTGAGTAAAATCTACTTAAACTTGACCCGTGAGTCAAACAAAAAAACCAGAAGAATTAAAAAAAACAGAAAAGCAAAAAAAACAAAAACGTAAAAAACGGAAAAAACAATTCACTTAAACCGCATCTTGGCCTCAACGGCTACGCCAATGATTTTGCAGTTCCCGTTGATCGGAACCATCGGCCAGGCCGGGTTAAGGCCTTTCAGGTACTTCTGGCCGCCATCGATAATCAGCTTCTTGAACGTTGCTTCGTTGGAATCGACCAGCTTTGCGATCACCAGGCTTCCATTAACCGGATCTTTGCCAGTATCGAACAGGACATACATACCCTCAGGAACACTCATGCCGGTCGGCGCAGTCATTGAGTCACCCTCAACCTTCAGCCAGAACGCTTCACCCTGGATATGCGCGTCAGACTCAAGCCACTCACTTATCTCGCTTAAGGTGTAGGCTTCGATAGCTTCGGCCCAGCAACCCGCCTGAACGGAGCTGAGGACGGGGTATCGCTTCCCGGGATGGTAAGGCTGGGGATTGCTCACATTATTTTCAAAAGCTGCAGCATACTTGCCAACTTCTTTAGCCAGCTTCGGGCTAATGTCAGACACCTGAACCTGCAATATCCTTGCGAAATCAGTCACTACAGGGACATTTAATGCGATTCTTCCATTAATGTAATGGCCGACAGCTCCCTGAGATATACCCATATCATCAGCGATTGTGTATTGAGTAACCTTTAATTGCTTCTTTTTTGACTCATACAAGGCCTTTAGACGCGCGGCATCTTCAAGCTGTTCTGTCGTCAGGGTCTTTTTAATTTCCATAAACGCATTGTAATACCAACAGTAATCAATAATGAAATACCTGGGATATTTACTTGAATAAATACTTGTAGTATTCTTTAGTCATATCCAAGGAGGTATTGATGAACAAAATGACCTTAGAGGATTACGCCAAAATTCACGGCCAGGCTAAGACTGCAAAAGACTTTGGTGTAATCCAGTGCGCTATCAGCAAGGCGATTCGTACAGGACGAAATATTTTTGTGACCGTTCTGAACGATGGCTCTGTCAAGGCTGAAGAATTAAAGCCATTCCCAAGCACCAGAAAGTAAGCACCAACCGCTCTTTATCAATCTGCCACCCTCGGAATACCAGGGACCAATTCAAGTGACAGCACCTGCTGATCACTCAACTTCACACACACAAGGATTTTCTCAAATGGAAGTATCAACCACACGCAACAACGCTCGCGCAATTGAGAGCAAGTTATTGAACAAAATCGCATTAGTCGGGCTGACCAACGTAGCGAAAGCTGTTGGCGTCGATAAGTCTCAGGTGTCGCGCTGGAAAGCTAATTTCATTCCGAAGATGTCACTGCTACTGGCGGTGCTGGAGTGGGGAGTGGATGACGAACAGATTAACGATCTGGCCCAGCGTCTACGGGTATTGCTCACAAATGAAAGGGCCCCAAAGAACGGCGAATTCTTTGAGGCCTGATAGCGAATTTTTGGACCAATTCACAGGAGGAATTATGCCAGGCATAACTGGATATGTAAACAGTAAGGAGGGCAGCTATGGCAACCGCAGCCCTTTATGATTTTAACTCCGCTCGCAATCTCAGGAGCAATCGGATGGAAAACCAGAAGTCAGGTTTTGTGCCGATGTACCGGAGTATTTTAAAGCAGTCATGGAGGAAGGACGTTTATCTTAGAACGCTGTGGCAGGACCTGTTGTTTGCTGCACAGAAAGAGCCACGGAAGGTAAGTTTCAGAGGTCATGACTGGCAGCTTAATACCGGACAACTGGTCACAACACTGGACGATTTAGGGGCCAATCTCTGCAACAGGGAGGGGGATCCAACAAGTCGTCATGCAGTGAAAAGAATGCTTACCGTGTTCGAAAAAGAAGGGATGATTACTATCCATTCTGAGCACCGAAAAGGGACGGTGATCACCATCCTGAATTACTCAGAATATAACCAAAAAATGGCCGATTTACCCGCGCATAACATCGCGCACTACTCCGCGCCCAACAAACCCAGTAATACCAACGCTTCAGAGGGTGGTGCCGCGCATAGTGCCGCGCACTACCCCGCGCACCATGAACAACAATGTAATAACAATAATAAAAACCTTACGTCTGAGAATTCTGACGAATCCTCTGACAGGCCCGATAAAAATCCTCCTGCTCTCCGTCCCGGGGCTGCAATCCAAAGCGGAAACAAGTGGGGATCGGACGAAGACCTTCGTGCTGCTGAATGGCTTTTTGGCAAGGTCCAGGAAATCTCACCCTCTGCGAAGAAGCCGAACTATGCTGCCTGGGCTAACGACATCCGACTCATGCGGGAACGGGATAACCGAACCCACAAAGAAATCTGCCAGTTGTTCAAGTGGGCCTGTCAGGACAGCTTCTGGCAAGGCAACGTCCTTTGCCCTGGAAAGCTCAGGGAAAAGTGGGATCAGCTGGCGATTAAGTGCAGCAAACAACAGGTTAGCGCTCAGGCTGCCATCCAGCAGGACGTACCCCACTGGAACAGCCCTGAATCATGGGAGGAATTTATATGAGTCGATTACTCCAGGCGGTCGCCAACCGTGACGCCGGTACGTTATCGCAGATCGCAGGTAACTATCCTGACAAGCCAACACAGAGCGTGGTCAATAGCGAGGCTGAGCACCTGGTCGATGCGCTGTTCCGGCAGTTCAGGCAGGTATTCCCGGCGGCGGCAGCGACAAACCTGCGTACTCAGGCAGACGAATCAGCCGCGAAAAAACAGTGGATTGCTGCTTTCGCTGAAAACGGGATCACCACCCGTGAGCAACTGGCGGCCGGTATGCGGTGGGCGAGGGCGAAAGATACCCCGTTCATGCCATCCCCGGGCCAGTTCATCGAACAGTGCAAAGCTGGGGCCTGCCACGCCGCAGGATTGCCGGACGCTGACGAGTTATACCGCCGGGTGATGAAATACTGCGGGGAACGGGGATTTTATGATTGCCCGGAAAACTACCCCTGGGATAACAACGCTGACTACTGGATGATCACCGCCCTGTACAGCCAGATGCAGGCCGGGAACCTGACGGAATCAGAACTGCGTCATCGGTGCGGTAAGCAGCTCAAATCCATGGCTGACCGGATCACTTCCGGAGAGGATATCCCCGAACCCCGGAAGCAAATCCCGCAGTTGCACATACCGTCAAAACCCGATGTGGCGAAGTCACATATTGCAGACATCCGGGCCCGGTTCGGGCTCCGGAAAAATTAGTGATTGGATTAAAATATCTGGGTTATTTATCTGATTTTTCTCGTTTTACTCTAACCATTTCAGGGAGTGTGAATGAATAAATCAGGAATACTTCGGTGAAGCCAATCATCTCTTCAGCTTCCTGCTGAGTGAATTCTTCATCTGAATGAACTGCTCCATTGGCATCAAATCTGACGATGTGGGCCCATTCCCTCATTTGTTCAGTTATTTTCCCTTGAGCATGGAGCATGGAAATTCGTTTTGAAAGCTGCTCTTTGCCGGAGTCATCCCCTAGAATGACTTTTGTTGATATATCTACCACTTTCCGACATAGCATTACGGACGTTTCGTAATTCCCACGCTTCAGGTTGTCTTTTGCTTCGACAAAGAATTTTGCGGCTCTTTCTGGAGAGCTCTCTGGGGCAGAGCTAATTTCTGGCTTAGGGAAATAATCAAGAAGAGGAAATTGTGGGCTATCAGGAATCGAGGTGTCACCATAATGTTCGGCAAATCCCATGGGGTTAAAACCACCAGGAGATAAAACATTAGCTGATGTTGGATTACCGCAGCTACGGCAAAAAAAACTGACGGAGTGCTCGCTATTTTTCTTTTCAATCTGACCAAACGCCACAAGCACAGCCTTCTCCCGAAGGCAATGAGGGCAGGTTATATCTAATGTGAGGATACCCATGAATATTTCCCATATATCGAATGAAATAGAGCAAGTTTTACTTTCAGCAGAAAGGCCGGAAGTTAAATTAATTCAAATGTATCAATGTTCATCAGAAGATCAACGCTTTGTCTTTATCAGTGCTCTCATTGGTAAGGTGATAGCCCAAGACAGAATGCTTCGCCACAAAAAAGACCCCACCGCCGCTTAATGCGGTTTTTTTTGTGCCTGAACACGGGGAGAACCATGAACATCCCAAAGACGGCATCCGGTTACACACCACCAACTTTCAGGCCATAGGCCAGCAACTCTCAGAACTACTCCAGTCTGGTAACAGCTTCCGCCTCAAGGTCGAGCCATGGCGAGAACGTCGCAGCCTTTCACAGAACAGTATTCAGCATTTGTGGTACGCCGAAATGAGCCGATATCTCATCGCTCACGGTCGTCCCTTTGCGTCTGCTGAATGGGTGAAAGACGCGATGAAACATACCTACCTGGGGTACGAAGAGACTGAAAGGGTGGATGTGATAACCGGAGAGCGAACAGTAATCCAAACACTCAGACACACATCCCGACTCGATACCGGCGAAATGCACGACTACCTGAGCAGGGTAGAGGGCTGGGCCCGCAGCATTGGCTGCCTGCTCACCGTGCCGGATAACAGCGAGTACCGGGAATTACAGAGGAAGCAGGACGAATGAGAACTTGGAAACATTACAATCAGGATGAACTCGACTACATCGTGCGAGTGGCCGGCAAGGTGCCGATACCGGTTATCTGCAAGTCACTCAAACGCACTGAGAACTCTGTTGTACGTAAAGCTCAGGAAATGAAATTAAGCCTCACAGTGCCGAAAAGGGTATTACTCAAGCACTGGCCTGAATATGTGAGAGGTGGTGATGAAGCGTAGCCCGACACAACTAGCCATCGATAACCTGATATTTCGTCCCACAAAACTCTCCCGCAATAAACCCAAGCCGATACCGATAGCCTCAGAGGTCGAAACCTATGATGCCGTCCGGCTATTGCGTAAACGGAAATATGACTGCATGAGGATGAGGCGTATATGACCGCGTATTACAACGAATTCGACCCCAAGGCTGCTGCCTGGCTTAGGGAATTAATTAAACAAGGCCACATCGCACATGGCGTGGTTGATGAAAGGAGCATTACAGATGTCAGACCTGAAGACCTTACCGGATTCACTCAATGTCACTTCTTCGCTGGCATTGGTGGATGGTCATATGCACTGCGTCTTGCAGGTATCCCCGATGATTACCCGTGCTGGACAGGATCACCACCGTGCCAGCCCTTCAGTATCGCAGGAAAGCAACTCGGACAACTCGACGATCGCCACCTTGCCCCCACATTCATGCGGCTCGTTGAGCAGTGCAAACCTTCAATCCTCTTTGGCGAACAAGTTGCGGCAGCGATTAGAAAACACTGGCTCGATGATTTATTCACTGAGCTGGAAAGACAAGGCTACGCCTGCGGGTCGGCAGTATTGCCAGCGTGCAGCGTCGGTGCCCCGCACAAAAGGGATCGACTTTTCTTTGGGGCAGTTAATCGACTGGCCCACTCCGGCAGTGTCAGCAATAACCAATGGAGTGAGAATGCAAAGCTGCAAGGATGGCAGGAAAAAGCCAAACAAAGTGGGCTGGGCGGCAGCTCTTTGTTCGTGGCCCACGCCGACAGCAAACAACGGCACTGGCCCGGGAACGTCGGGGCGACAGGGGGGCATGAATTTACAGACGGCGGCATCAATGGCGGCATGGCCGACACCAACAACAATCGACAACCCGCAGGTTCGCGGGGAGGGAAAAGCTGTAGGAACGTCTCGCGGGACGACGCTGGGCGGCGCGGTTCGACTAATAGACAAGCCCATCAGAATCCTCGCAATAACTGGTCAGACCCTGATTGGCTCAGCGGCAGGGATGGATATTTTAGGCCAGTTGAATCCGGCACATTCCCGCTGGCTAATGGGATTCCCGCCAGAGTGGGACGCCTGCGCGGTTACGGCAATGCCATCGTCCCGCAAGTAGCGGCTGAGTTTATCGGGGCATTTCTCGACAGTCTGGCGGAGACGCCTTGCACAGCCTGTGGCTTCCCGGCCACTGATAACCAACTCTGCGATACCTGTGAGGAACTATACAGCGCAAAGAGCCCTAACTTTTACGACCTGGGAGGTGATGATGGTCAGGCAGAAGAAGCCGAAACCGAAAACCTGCCGCCACTGTAAATCGAAATACTTCCCCCGCACCACCACTCAAGTCGTCTGCTCAACCTCCTGCGCAATTCAATACAGCAAGCACCAATCAGCCAAACAGGCTGAGCGGCAGGCTATTGCCGATCGGAAAGCGCACCGGGAACGGAAAGCAGCGCTCAAGGGTATTCCAGAGTGGAGTCGGGAGGCTCAGGTGGCATTTAACAGGTACGTAAGGTGGCGAGATTTTGGCAAGGAGTGTGCGAGTTGCGGGTGCATTCTATCCTGGTCAGGTAATTACCTCACCGGGAGCGCAGTCGATGCAAGCCATTACCGGTCCCGAGGTGCCGCATCTCAACATCGGTTCAATGTCTTTAATGTCCACGCAGCTTGCACCAGGTGCAACCGCCAGTTAAGTGGAAATGCTGTTGAGTTCAGGATTCGACTTGTCCAGCGCATTGGCTTGGAGAGGGTTGAGAGGCTGGAGTCTGACAATACACCACGAAAATTCGATATCGACTATTTGAAGCGAGTGAAATCACTATTCACGCGCCGGGCCCGTCATTACGAAAAACTGCGAAAAATACACTCGGAGGCAGCATGAAATGCAAGATTGAAGGGTGTGAGCGAGAGAGCATCTATAAAGCGCAGCAGGTCTGTCAAAAGCACTACTTCAGAATGATGCGATATGGAACATATGAACTTACTACTGTCGGAAAGCGCAAGGAACGGTCTCAAAACGCTAAGGGGTATCAGATGCTTTTCCTCCCTGACCACCCACTTGCGATGGCAAACGGCTCTGTATACGAGCACAGAAAAGTAGTTTATGACCAATATGGTGAAAACATTCCACCCTGCCAATTATGTGGAAAATCAATTAATTGGAAAACCGTACACATCGACCATATTGACGACTCAGTAGATAACAATGACCCGGAGAATCTAAGGGCTTTGTGCAGGGCATGCAACACAATGAGAGCGAGAGTGCATATACCTCAGCACACAGTAAAGCGCAGACATGCAATAACTTTTAAGGGGGTTACAAAGACACCGACGGAGTGGGCGAGAGAGCCAGGGGTGAGGGTTTCAGGGGCAACCATCATCAGGAGGATAAAAGACGGCATGTCTGTTGAGCAGGCACTGTTTGGTGAGAAAGTTACACATCGCGGCACCAAAGCCAATCCGAGGCAGCCTTTATACGGCGAATACCAGGGCCCCAAATTAGTCGGTGCATCCTCATGACTTGGCTAACCCGAATCCTCAACCACTTCACCCCGATCACCCCGACAGCCCACTACAAAATATCACACAGCTACCCGGCACAGCCTGGCAGTAAGCGGAGGATTAATGAATCTCGAAAACGCCGTTAAATTTCACAGCCCCAAATCCCCGCAATTCACCGACTCCCCACGGGCAACCGCATCAGAGGCCTTAACCGGTACTGATGTTATGGGAGCGTTCGGAATGGTACAGAGTCGCTCTGCACTCGGATTCACAGCTTTCAGCGGCAAAATGGATCTGAGTGAGAACGACAAACGAAAGGCTATTCAGTTACTGACACAACACGGATTAAAGCACTGCGATAAGGTGGCCGCCTTACGCAAGCTTGAAACCAAGGTTAAGGGAAAAGTGGTGCAAACACTCGCAACTTTCGCATATCGGGACTATTGCCGATCTGCGGCCAGTACTGCAACCTGCCCATGCTGCGCCGGTAAGCGAGTGGTGCGAAAGGTTAGGGTGGTAGTTAAACACCCTGGCTGTGGGGAATCGACGCCACAAAGGGTGGCTGAGGAGTCAGTCGAGGAATTGTGCTCGAAGTGTGGCGGTCGTGGCGTCATCTCAACTGCGTGTATTAAGTGCCGCGGTCGAGGAATGGCGCTAAACAGGAAGGAGACTGAGGCGCAAGGTGTTCCGGTAATGGCATCGTGCAAGCAGTGCTCTGGCCGTGGGTATGAACGACTGCCAGCGGTTTCATGCTATCGAGCCATCAGTAAATTCACTGACTCGATTTCACCCGGCGTATGGGATAAGGCGCTCAAGCCATTTTATGAATCACTGATAACGGAGTTGGAAAGGAAAGAATCAGAGGCAAATGATAACTTGGCGGAAGTTACTGGGTAAGTTTGCCTTAGGTATCGATTGCCTATTGAAAAATGACGGAAGTTAGAATATCATGGCTCTAATACTAGAAATCCGTTCGTTATTAACGTGATTGTCTGACAAGAAGCCTCGCCTAACCGCGGGGCTTTTTTGTGCCTGCGCCACAGAGAGATCACCCCTCGGTGGCAACGAAAGCCGCTGATCGGTCATGAGGAACTGAACGGACAGTTCGAAACTGCGGTATCCGTAAATATCATCCAGGCTCTGCTACGGCAGGGCCTTTTTTATGCCCGAATTTCACCCTCTGCCAATCGACGACCCGTTAAATATCCTCTCTGAACTGAAGCGTTAACGGCAGCGGGTGAATCCCCTACACACAACACCGTTCCGTAATCACGGAGGTGAACCTATGAAGATCACAAACATGCCCGACAAAGTTGCTTCGGCGGCCAGCTATTGCGTCTCGGGTGGGCTGATATGTGGAGGCGGTATTTTGCAATGGTTACAACACCTGAACTGGAACACCATTGCGGTTATCGGTGGCTTCATCATCGGTATCGTTACTTGCCTCACCAATATGTATTTCAAGCTCCGCCAGACCAGATCGTATGAGTCCGCACTACAAAGGGGAATTATTACCCCGCCACAGGAAGACTGACCATGGCCATATCACTTTCACTCAGGAAGAAGCTGATTGCGGCCGCCGGTGGAGGTGTTATTGCCATTGCCTCGGTTCTGGTTAGTAGCCAGGAGGGTATAGAGCACACCCCGTACCGGGACGGCGGCGGAGTCTGGACTGTCTGCAAAGGACACACCGGTCCCGACGTCATCCCCGGACGCACCTACACAGATTCTCAGTGCAATGCCTTCCTGTCTTCGGACATCGCCATAGCTAATCGGTCGGTCACCCGTCTGGTAAAAGTTCCGATGGACGAAATGCAGGAGGCGGCTCTGACCAGTTTCGTGTTTAACGTGGGAGCCGGTAACTTCTCCCGGTCATCATTACTGCGCGAGCTTAATGCTGGCCACTACACGCAGGCATGTAATTCACTCACCCGTTGGGTATATATCGGCAAAGAAAAGTCCACAGGTCTGATGAACCGCCGGCAGGTTGAGCGTGAAGTCTGTATGTGGGGTGCTCAATGATTTGGTTATTCGAGAATTGGCGGTATGTGGTCATCACTATCCTTGCTGGCATATCTCTGAGCCTCACAAGTCTTGTGGATCACTACCGATACTCTGCCGAATCATGGAAAGAGAAGTCACAGCAGCAATCCGCACTGGCAGACTCCCGACTAAAGACCATCACCGCGATGCAGGAACAGCAGAAATCTGTGTCTGACATCGACAACCAGTACCAGACAACTATCAAGGAGAAAGACGATGAAATCAGTTCTCTGCGCAACAGCGTTGACTCTGGTGCTGTCCGGCTGCGCATCAAAGCAGTCTGTCCAGTCGGAGTGTCCAAAACCTCCGGCACCGCCAGCCGCACTAATGCAACCAGCGCCGAGCTCAGTCCAGACGCTCGACAAGATTATTACACCCTCCGGAGCCAACTGAATCAGGCCACTGCACAGATTAACGGCCTGCAGGCTTATATCAGGGAAATCACGAAATGAAATTCATCACCTGGCTGAAAAGCCTTTTTAACCGAGAGAAAGAGAAAATGTCAGATCAATCAGTAGTGCAACCAGAAGCAGCACAACCAGCCGCCGCTCAGTCTGTAGCGAACGAAGCAGCACAGCCAGCAGATACCGGAAGTCTAAATAGTGGTAGTGGCGCGCAGGTTGCAGACACCACCTCAACCAGTTCTCCACTGGAGCAGGCTAAAGCCAAGTTTGACGCTTTCGTCGAATTTGTTGAGCACGGCCTGGAAGTCCTCGGCGAAGAAGCCGAAGCCGATCTGGTCGCTCTGAAAGATAAGTTCCTGTAATCAGAACAGAGGCCATTACGGTGGCCTCGATTGTGGTTATAAAAAAATCAAAAAAAAGCTTGTTTCCATTTTGCCGCATTTAACGAACTTCCCATCCTAAGCCCGCCCGCAAAAGGTGGGCTTTTTTATTGGCGCATTCTCGTGCGCTTATATTAACCAGGAGTCCTTTCGGGATAGAGCTTGAGATTAAGCGGCGGTTATCGCTGACCACTCTTGGGCTGCTTCTATCTACGAGAACAGGCTCTATCACCAAAAGGTAATAGCGATATGAACTATCCAACAGTAAAAGTTAATGGGATCTCTGTTCGTGTAGACGAAGAAGGGCGATATAACCTGAACGATTTACACGCTGCCGCAGTAGCTAACGGCGAGGCGACTGAATCACAAAGACCCAGCAACTTTGCTAAAGCAGCAAAGATAAAGTCTTTCGCTCACGAATTGACCGCAGCTACAAACGTAGCGGCGCTCAAGATCATCAACGGCGGCCATAACCATGGCGTATGGGGATTAGAGCTAATCGCTATTCGATATGCTGCGTGGCTGTCCGCAAAATTCGAGATCAAGGTTTATCAGACGTTCCAGGCTGTAATACGGAACGGCTTGGACGCACTCAACCGGTTAAACCGTATCGATGCTGTGATCAACCGGGAAACCCGAGAGGTAAGCCAGTGCGCAAGCAAAATGGCCCGATGGGGTATTGGTGGAAGAAAGCAGCTACTACATACAGCGCGTGAGCGGGTTATTCAGGAAGTGCAATTGTATCTCCCTGGCATGGCTCACTGAAACCAACCCGAGAGCCACTCTCACAACGGCTCTCGGGCATTGATTCATATTAAAGATTGAACTTGTGGCTTAGGTTGTGGGCCATAAAAAATCTCAGCAGACTCTCTTACTGATAAAGTCCCAAGTCCTGACGCTGCTGAAACATGGGTTACGAATTCCTCAAAATTATCAGAAACTACGTTCTTACCATTGTTTATCAGCGCTACAAATTTAATGTGTTGTGAATGCTCATAGGTAATACCTTGGACAGTGGACATTCTAAATCCTTATTTATGAGTATATGGAAGTGTGATTTATTTAACCTCTGGCTTCCCTACCGTCTTCATCTTCATGAACTCGATAACGCCAGTATCTATCAGCTTTAACCCAAACAACATCATTGCCGCTATCAACGCGAAACTTATTGATGACCTTTGCAGATAAAGCTTGGTTACCGTCAGCATTTTCTTTCAGGTGTAACTCCTGAGCGCCCTTAACCAAGTAATCTACAACCTCTTGCTGATAGAGACATTTGTCCTTATTTAACTTGCTCATCATCCAATTTGATACATCGTCAATAGATAATTTTGGCGCGCTTGGGTTTATGGCTTTGGGTTTTTTTTAGTTAATGACTCCTCAGGGAATCTTGACTGTTCACTTTTTCTACCAGCGAACCACTGGCAATAGTATTCACCTGTAAATTCGTCGTGACCATTTACTATTGGGCGCTGAATGGCCATTCCAGGGCCGCCAGCAACTAGATAGACAATTTCTCCAATATCGAATTTTGGTGAGCGAGCCTTTGTTGACATAAAAAATCCTTATTTATAAAGGTAATATGGCAGTCACCGACAAACACGAATGTTCTGTCGAGAGTAACTCATGGATTCGGAAGCTATGCACGCATATCATCGTTTAGCATCATTACTGTTGATCATCCATAAACAAAACTAAAGAGAAATATCATGGCAAAGCCGGATTGGAGCGAGCTTCAAGATCGGTTCCTGTCCGAACATGCCGAATCCGGCGTATCACCGAAAGAGTGGTGTGAGTCGCAGGGGCTGAACTATGCAACTGCTCGCCGATACATAAAGAAACCTGCGCAGAGTGCGCAAAAAGGTGCGCAGCGTAAAACGCGCAGTGCGCAAAAGCAGGAATGCGCAGAAAAGCTGACAGACAGCGATGAACTGACCAGTAAGCAGCAGATATTTGTTGCGGAGTATCTGAAAGACAGCAATGCAACACAGGCTGCTATTCGGGCTGGGTACAGTAAGAAAACAGCGAATGAGCAAGGTGCGAGACTGTTAGCAAAGGTTAGCGTCGCCAAAGCCATCGCCGAACAGCAGAAAAAATCCCTCGCACGAACCATCGGCACTGCTGATGAAATCCTTTCACAGATGTGGCAATTAGCAACCTTTGACGCCAACGAGCTATCGCAATATCGCCGTGGCTGCTGCCGTCACTGCTGGGGCATCGACCATAAATACCAGTGGACCGAATTCGAATACCGGCAGGCTGAAGATAAAGCCGAACGCCAAGGCAAAGCACCGCCTGATGATTCCGGCGGTCTCGACTACAACCGCACCATTGACGCTAACCCCGATTGCCCTGTTTGTAGCGGCGAAGGCGTGGGGCGCGTTTATATGCAGGACACCCGCAAGCTATCCCCAATAGCTCGGCTGGCTTACTCCGGCACAAAGGTGACTAAAGGCGGTATCGAGGTTGTCAGCATCAGCCGTGAAAAGATGTTTGAAGCCATCATCAAACGGATGGGCCTGTCTGATAGCGAGATTGCGCAAAAACTACAGCAGCTTGAGCTGGAACGCAGGCAGCTTGAGATTGAAAAACTGCGCAAGGAAATCAGTGCGCAGGGAAGTGACCAGCCGATAACACGAATGGAGGTGGTAATTGTCGGGGAGAATAATCAGAACGACCCTGACGCCACCACAGGGTAAGTTTTTTAACCTTCAGTGCAAATATCCGGCCTTTGTCGGTGGCTTCGGTACCGGTAAGACGGAAACTATGGCGGTGAGCGCGTTCCGTGACGCCAGCCATTCATCTGACGCACTGATAGCGATGTATGAACCCACCTACGACCTGATTCGCTTAATCCTCGCGCCTCGCATGGAGGATAAGCTCAGTGAGTACGGCGTCCGGTACAAGTACAACAAATCAGAGAACATCATTTACACCGCGTCACCGGGCATTGGTGACTTTGTTCTGCGCACGCTGGATAACCCGGCGCGTATCGTCGGTTATGAGTCTTACCGCAGCCACATTGACGAAATAGACACACTGAAAGAGCAGCACGCCACTGATGTGTGGATTAAGGTCATTGCCCGTAACCGTCAGCGACCTAACGGATTACCTGACCCGTTCAACCGGGTAAGCGTCTACACCACGCCGGAAGGTTTCCGGTTCGTGTACAAGACGTGGAAGCGCAACCCGAAGCCTGGTTACGAGATGGTTCAGGCCAGCACCTACAGCAACCCGTTTCTGCCGCCGGATTACGCCGACACATTGCGCAGCTCTTATCCTGCGCAGTTAATCGAGGCGTATCTGAACGGCGATTTCGTCAACCTGACCAGCGGCACGGTATATCACTGTTATGACCGCAAGCTGAATGGCAGCAGCGAAGTGGTCAGCGGTAATGAACCGATTCATGTCGGCATGGACTTCAACGTCGGCAAGATGTCGGCGATTGTCCATGTCCTGCGTGGCGAACTGCCTCATGCAGTGGATGAAATTACGAGCGGCTACGATACGCCTGACGTGATTAAGACGCTGCAAAACCGGTTCCCGGCTAATAGGGTGCATGTCTATCCAGACGCCAGCGGCAACAGTCGCAAATCAGTCAATGCCTCGGAAACAGACCTCAGCCTGTTACGCACCGCTGGCTTTACCGTCCACGTAAACGGCACAAACCCGTCAGTTAAAGACAGGGTGAATTCAGTGAATGCAATGCTGCTGAATGCCGAAGGTGATCGCCGGTACCGCATAAATGCCGACAGGTGCCCTGTGTACGCGGAATCACTGGAGCAGCAGATTTGGTCACCCAGCGGCGAGCCTGACAAAACGGCGGGATTTGACCATACGAATGATGCAGGCGGTTATTTCATTGTGAAGCGATTCCCGATCATCAAGCCAACTGGCAAAGTAACTCAACTCCGGATGTAAACCATGGCAGATATTTCTACACCCAATCTCGACTACAACGATATGTGCGAGGCGTGGGACATCAATGATGCGCTCATGGGCGGAACGCTGGAAATGCGCCGCCAGGGTGAAATCTATCTCCCGCGCTGGCCGAACGAAGACAAAGAGAGCTATAAACAGCGACTCTGTGCAGCAACCCTTCTTCCTGTCTACGAGGAAACAATCAAACAGAACATTGGCCGCATCTTCGCCGAGCCGACTGTACTCAGCACATCAACACCGCCGAAAATACAGGCGCTTGCTGAAAACATCGATATGGAAGGCAACCGGCTTGATGTCTGGGCGCAGCAGTTCTTCAGCATCGCGTTTCAGTACGGGCTGGCTCACGCCCTTGTCGACTATCCGAAAACTGACCCGACTGCGGTGAAAACCCGTGCTGATGAACAGCAATCCGGCGCACGGCCATATGTCACCATGCTGAACCCGCGGCAAATCATCGGCTGGCAGTCTGCTATTCAGGGCGGAAAGGTCGTGTTGACCGATCTGCGTATCAAAGAAATTGTTGTTGTCGAAGGTGACGATTTCGGGCAGGAAAAGGTTGAGCAAATCCGGCACATCATGCCCGGGAAGGTAGAGATTTACCGGACACCGATGGGTGATGACGGGGCAAAAACATGGGTCATGGTCGACCAGTGGGAAACCAGCCGGCAGGATATACCGTTGGTGACGCTATACACCAAGCGCACCGGCTTCATGCGCGGCGCACCGCCATTGCTTAATCTGGCGCACCTGAATATCAAACACTGGCAGTCACAGTCTGAGCAGGACAACATCCTGCACGTTGCCCGCGTTCCGCTGTTATCGGTCTACGGGCTTACGGAAGGTCAGGAACTGACTATCGGCTCATCATGTGCAACGCAATTCTCTGACCGCTCAACTCAAGGCATGGAGTATACAGAGCATTCCGGAACAGCTATCGGCGCAGGAAAAACCTCTCTCGACGACCTGGAAAACCAGATGCGTCAGGCAGGGGCGAAACTCGTTCGCGCACAGAACACGTCCACCAAGTCTATTGAGCAGAACCATTCCGAGCACATGCAGGAAAACTCGCCGCTTTACACCATGGCGAATTCACTGGAAGACGCGCTGGATAACATTCTGCAGATTATGGCTGAGTGGATTGGCGAGAAAGATGGCGGAAATGTCGACATCAGGACTGAGCTGGACGTTTCCACACAGACCTACGATGCACCGTCGGCGCTTGCCGTTCAGTCTCTTGAGCAGGGCGGTATTATCCGCAAAATTGACGCCGTCATGACGCTCCAGGCGCTTAAATTCATCGATCCGGACGCAGACCCGAATGATGTCGTTGACCAGCTTAACAACCTGCCGGTCGCAATCGCGCCTTCGCCAGCACCCACGCCACCAGTGACGCCGGAATCAATAGCGAGCATGACCAATGACGACAGCCAATGAGACGCTACGTGATGAATACATCGCCCACGCCATATGGGTGAGCAGATTCGGGACCGGCGTCGCAAACAGGATGGTTAATATCCTCAACGAGAGCGACGCAGAGCTGACGGCACGATTACTGGTTGCAATGGATGGCCTGAGCGCGAGTAACTTCACTGTGACGCGCCTGGAGGCTTTGCTGGGCGGTGTGCGCTCCGTTAACTCCCAGGCAGTCAGCGCAATGCTGACCAGCCTCAATGATGAAATCCATCAGCTTGCCTTGCATGAAGCAGGCTATCAGCTCGATCTCTTTCACCACGCAATACCTGATTCGGTGCTGGCATTGCACCCGCTGACAGGCATTCATCCGGATGCGCTTTACGCGGCCACAATGGCAAGGCCATTCCAGGGGCAATTGCTGAGTGAGTGGGCGTCGAATCTGGAAGCCGACCGGATGACCAAAATCCGCAATACTGTCAGGCAGGGCTTTTTGCTCGGCGATACCGCGGAGCAGATTGCGAAGAAAGTCCGTGGCCATGCGAATAACGGTTACAAAGACGGCGTTTTACAGGTGAGCCGGGCAAATGCTGCCAGTATCGCTAAAACAGCGGTAGGGCATCTCGCAGCAACAGCCAGAGACAGCTTTGCATCGGCTAACGATGACATCATGAAAGGCAAACAATGGCTGTCGACGCTGGATAACCGCACAACGCCGGAATGCCGCATTCGTGACCGCCTGAAGTACACGCTGGATAACAAGCCCATCGGTCACAAAATACCGTATCTGCAGGGGCCCGGAAAGCTTCACTGGTGCTGCCGCTCGACTGAAACCTACATTCTCAAATCTGCCGCAGAACTCGGCATTGATATCAGAGAAATCCCGCCATCAGCCCGCGCCAGTATGGACGGACAGGTGCCGGGTGATACGGATTATCAGAGCTGGTTTGCCCGGCAGTCATATGACCGGCAGAAGCAGATTGTGGGTGAGAAACGGGCGCGGTTAATACGGGATGGCGGCATGAAGCCGGACGCATTCTACAGCGATAACGGGGAGTGGCTGACGCTTGCACAGCTAAAGGATCGGGACGCCACGGCGTTCGATAAAGCAGGAATCAATTAACAGGGTCACTTCGGTGGCCTTTTTTTATGGCCGCAATCCGGATGGTGAGTGGCGCAACGGTCGGATGACCAAACCAAAGGTATAAGCATGAAACTGAAAACAGTAGAAGTGAACGGTCAGCAATTCGCAGCTCTCGACAACAACGGTTTGCCGGTGTACGTCCATGAAGATGGCAAAGAAATCGGCTTCGATGCTGCACAGGCTATCGGGAAAATCTCGGCGCTGAATGGCGAGGCTAAATCTCACCGTGAAGCGAAAGAAGCAGCAGAATCCAGCCTGGCGAAGTTCTCCGGCATCAGCGACCCGTCAAAAGCGCTGGAAGCTCTGGAAATGATGACCAAAATTGACCAGAAAAAACTGATTGATGCCGGTTCCGTTGACCAGGTTAAAGCCGAGATCACCAAGTCATTTCAGGCCCAACTGGAAGAGGCTGCAAATCGCAGTAAGGCTCTGGAAGGTCAGCTTTATGACGCGAAGATCGGCGGCAGTTTCGCTGGCTCCAAGTTCATTTCTGAAAAGATGGCAATCCCTTCTGATTTCGTTCAGGCCCGCTTTGGTCAGTCATTCAAAATCGAAGACGGTCAGGTCGTTGCCTATGACGGCAGCGGTAACAAGGTTTACTCCCGCTCCAAGCCTGGTGAACTCGCCGGATTTGATGAAGCGCTGGAGTACCTGGTCGAGCAATACCCGCAGAAAGACCACATTCTGAAAGCCAGCGGCAATAACGGCGGCGGCTCTCAGACCTCGCAGCATGCTGTCGGACAGAAGACCATCAAGCGCTCTGCGTTTGACTCACTGGACGCCACCGGCAGGCAATCTGCACTTAAAGACGGCGTAACCATCGTCGATTAATCCTCATTTGCCATTCCCCGGATGGGGACTGGCGCCAGAGCTGGATAGCTCAAACAACCCTCAATTTAAGCGAAAGGAATTTATAACATGAGTAACACTCTGACCGGGTTGATCCCGACTATCTATACCGCTCTGGACGTCGTATCACGCGAGCAGGTCGGTTTTATCCCTGCTGTCGCCCGTAACTCCAAAGCTGACGCTGCGGCAAAAGGGCAGTCAGTCACCGCGCCAGTAGCTCCGGTCGCAACCACTGTTGACATCACGCCGGGTGCAACCGCACCGAATGACGGAGATCAGGATATTGGTAGTGTTAACGTGCAAATCACCAAGTCTAAAATGGCCTCGGTCAAATGGAACGGTGAAGAACAACTGGCTATCGGCCCATCCGGTACCTACAACACCATTCTGGCTGACCAGTTCAAGCAGGCGTTCCGCGCACTGGCTAACGAAGTCGATGCCGACCTTGGTGCGCTGTATCTGAACTCGTCCCGTGCAGTCGGTACAGCAGGCACTACACCGTTCGGCGTAAAAGAAGACCTCTCCGATGCGGCACTAGCCCGTCAGGTGCTGGAAGACAACGGCGCACCGACTACCGATCTGCAAATGGTACTTGGTTCGGCGGCTGTCGCTAACCTGCGTGGCAAACAGGCTGTGCTGTTCAAGGTAAACGAGGCAGGCACCGACCAGCTTCTGCGCGAGGGCGTCATCGGCAGACTGGAAGGTTTTAACCTGCATAGCTCTGCCGGTGTGGCTAAAACTGCAGCAACAACAGCATCAGGCTATCTGGTGAACGGTGCCAAAAACGAAGGTGATGTGATCATCGCGGTGGACTCCGGTACTGGCGGCATCCTGCAGGGCAATGCAGTGAAATTTGCGGGAGATGATAATACCTATTTGGTAGTAGCGACGACCGCAACAACCATCACCCTGGCAGCCCCCGGCCTGCAGCAGGCTCTGGCTGATAATGCTGAAATCACCGTTATCGGCGGATTCACTGCCAACATGGCATTTGACCGCAATGCCTTCCTGCTGGCTGCCCGTACTCCGGCAATGCCGCAGGGTGGTGATACCGCTGATGATGTGATGAACGTCACCGACCCGGTTTCCGGCATTACTTTCCAGGTGGCGCTGTACCGTCAGTACCGTCAGGTGCGCTATGAAGTTGGCCTGGCGTGGGGTGTGGCATCTATCAAGCCTGAGCATAGCTGCGTTCTGCTGGCCTAATGTCTGCCAATAACCTTGGGGCTTCGGCACCGTTTTTACAGGAGGGCTTATGGCCGGACTTACAAAAGAACAGCGGGCGCAGCGCGAGGCTGAAAAGGCTCAAAGCCAGCAGGAATTTGTCTGCATGGTGACAGAGTTTCCGGCATTTGAAGGTGCGCCAACGCGGGCCGACGTGCATCCGGAAGAGGTTGAGGCCTGGAAAGCACATGGCTGGAAAGTCGGGGTGTAATCATGATCACCTTCATCACGACGGATGATGTCGATACCACTCTCGGCAGCACATGGGCTGATGCCAGCGCCAAAGCAAAAGCTGTCCTGATGGCGAATACCTGGCTCAACGGCGCTTCATTACGTCTGCCGCATGACAGGGTCACACATGAGCTGATTATCCCTGACGATGTGAAAGTTGCCGGTGCTTATGTGGCGCTTGCGGCTGCAAATAACGGCCTGTATCAGCAAAAGACTGATTCCGGAGCAATCCTGAGCAAGTCGGTTGATGCAAACGGCGTCAGTGTGTCAAAGACCTTTGCTGACCTGTATGCGAATAGCGCTTCTCTGCTGGACTCAAACCTGCAACTGGCAATGGCGATGCTCAAACCCTACGGGCTGAGTACGTCGCAAATCCGGATTGTGAGAGGCTGATATGGGGATGCGTGACGATTTGCAGGCAGAACTTGCAGAGGCATTTGATAGCGCAGACTGGCTGGGTGATGCCGTGAATACGTTTGCCGGTAGTTATGTCGTTGCCGGCGAAGTCGATCCGGTTACAGAGGAATCGACCAGCCAGACGGTGACCTATTCCGGGCGTGGTGTGCTGTCGGGATACAGTCTGAGCCGCATTGATGGCGTCAATATCCTGCATGGTGACCTGAAGCTCACGGCACTGACAAATGAAGTAACGGATAAGCCTGCGGAGAATCACGTCATCACGGCTCCGGATCTGGTTACAGGGAAGCAGCAGGCGTACAAGGTCGTCACTGTCGGTACTGATGCGGCGAAGGCCACGTATTCTATCCAGTTGCGGAGGGCATAGCATGGCGAAAGGCTGGAGTTTTGACCCGTCAGAGTTTGCTGGAATGGTTGAGGAGGATGTCGGGAAAAAGCTGAGGGTTATTTCCGTCCAGTTGCTGAATGAGATTGTGATGACCTCTCCGGTCGGGAATCCCGAACTGTGGATGAGTAAACCACCTCCCGGCTATGTCGGCGGTACGTTCCGGGCGTCAAACCTTGTCAGTGTCGATGAACCTGATTACTCAGAGCCTGCCGGTCCGGATGAAGAAGGCTCGCGCACCATCCAGCAGGGGAATGCAGTCATCGCTACCGGCAAACCTTTCTCAGTTATCTATATCCAGTCAAACCTGCCATACAGTGTGGCCCTCGAAAACGGACACTCAAAGCAGGCACCGACCGGCATATATGCCAATGCATTTAACGGAATAGCGCAGGCCAACAAATGACCCTCACCGAAATAAGAAACGCTGTCATTAAGCGAATGACGGCGCAGGCGGCTATGCCTGCAGGTTCTGTGACCTATCCGAATGATCCTACCTTCGACCCGACAGGCAAAACCATCTGGGCCAGATTAACAAATCTCCCCGGGATCGCCGGAGCGGTTGAGATTGGCGACGGTCCTGTAGTTCACCGCACAGGGACCATCATCATTCAGTTATTCGTCCCGACCGGATCGCGCTCACTTCTCATTACCGAAACCGCTGATGCTATCCGGGAATTGTTCGAGTTTCAGACGGACGGTGCGCTGGATTACTTTGCTGTTAGCGCGGTCGATGCCGGAGAAACCGACGGATGGGCGCAGTTAAATCTTTCCATTCCATATCGCGCTATGTAGCGCCAATCAGGAGACAACATGTCATCTGGAGCTAAGATTCAAACGGCATATTGCCGTGAAACAACACCAGGCACCACTCCGGCTAGTCCGGCGTGGCTGCTTTTAAAGCGCGTCACTAACGGTCTGAAACCCACTCAGAACATGGTAGAGAACGCGGAGATCGGCGGCACCCGCATGGCGAACGGTAAGACTCCGGGCACTACTGATGTCGGCGGTGATGTGGTCTGCAAATACCGTTACGGCCAGCATGATGACTTCCTTGCATCATGCTTCGGCAATGACTGGGTTAATAACGTGCTGACTATGGGGAATAACCGCATCGCATTTTCCGTGGCGTCATTCGCCTCAGATATCGGTGTAGCGTCAATTGCTACCGGCTGCCAGGTCGGCACATTTAAGCTGGAAATCCCGAACGATGGTGATTTGCAGGCCACTATTACCCTGGCTGGCCTTGACTGGAACGATAAAGACGACGGCACCAGTTATTTTGACTCACCAACGGATGCGGCCGGCACACTGCGTTACTCATTCAAACAGGTCACGGCAATCAGCCTGAATGGTATTGCTGGCGGCTCTGGTTTCTGTGTGGATACCTTTGATATCCAGTTTGATAACGGACTGAAAACGCAGCGCTGTATCGGTACCGGCACTGGCTTTGCTGGCGCGAACATCCCGACCACGTTCACGCCATCCGGGCAAATTACCCTTTCATGGTCAAAATCGGCCTATGAAACGTGGAAAAAAACGCTGACCGGTGCTGCGATGCCATTCAGCTTCACAATTGCGAATGATGAAGGCTCTTACACCTTCGATTTTCCTTCTGTGCAGGTTGATGGTGACTGGCCTGATGGCGGCAATACCGACATTGTTCAGGTGAAACTGAACATCACCGGTTCTGATATTCCACCAACCATCACCCGCGCACCGGCCGCAGTAGCTGTCACCGGAATCACCGTGACGCCGACCACTGCATCCGTGGCTGTGGGGTCGACTACCACGCTGGCTGCAGCGCTAACGCCGTCAAATACCACTGACAGCACCGTGACCTGGTCGTCCAGCGATAACACTATTGCAACGGTCGACCCTTCAACCGGTGTCGTGACCGGCGTAGCTGCAGGTTCTGCCACTATCACAGCAAGCGCTGGCGGCGTGACTGCAACATCTGCAGTTACCGTAACCGCAGCATAATAATCCCACCTTTTGCCCGTTGCGTTCTGCGTGACGCTTCGGGCCTTTTAACGCAGAGGCACTATGTTAATTATCAATAAACACCTGGACGCTGACGGAACCCGCTGGATTGAGCCGGTAAAGGGTCTGAAACTCAAAGTCGGCAGCGTATCAAGTCACGGGTTCAAATCCCGCAGCGCACTGGTGCGCCGCCATATCGATAAGCTGGACAACCTGTTTAAAGCCGGCACCACTGATTTTAGTCTGAATTCTGTGGGTGACATCGACTCGATGGACGATCTGCTGCTGGAAACGTGTGCCGGACACCTGTTGCTTGACTGGGAGGGTGTCGGTGAAGTTGTCGACGGCAAAGAGCAGGCGATCCCTTACACGCCGGAAGCCGGACTGATTTTCCTGCAACAAAATCCGGAGTTCTACTGGTTCATTCTCAAAGCTGGCTCAGATATTGCCGCCGGTAAAGAAGAACAAAAACAGGATGCCGTGGGAAAGTAATAGCCGCTCAGAAGTGGCTTAACCGGTATTCGGGGCCTGAAGGTGAGCGTAATCGCTGGCGTGAAGAACGTCTGGGTATTAAGCCAAGTGAAGAGCCGGAAATTGATGAACTGTCAGCGCTGATATTGTCTGCCTATGCCGCTATCAGTCGCGGCAGGCAATATGTCGGCATGATGGCATCACCGCTTCCATTATCTCTCAGGGACGTTGATACCTACCTGACGTCAAGGCCCGTAACGATTGACCGGGAGTTATTGGAAGAGGCGATTTTCGCCCTTGATGACGTTTACCGCGATGAATGGGCGAGAGATCAGGGTGATGAAGATGGTGATGAAGATTGATTGTTAAGTATTTTTTATTGAAGAGAATCCGTTTCTTGTTAAGATGTTTCTGATTGCAATCAAATGGAAACAAAATAATGAAAAAGATGTTCGCTTTAGCTGTTGTTGGTGTGGCTTTACTTAGCGGGTGTAGTGCACGAGTTGCTGACCTGACGATAGGCAGTACGAAAAACTATGACATCAACTCAAATCACTTCATCAAGGGTGCTCGTGTTACGGGTGAAGATTCAGCGCCTGTTGTGATTTTCCCTCTGGGAATACCTAACGTTAAAACAGCTATAGACAACGCTATCGAGAAAGATAAGTGCTCTGTAGCGTTATCTGATTTAGTAGTAACTCAGTACAATCACTCTTTCCTCTTTGGTAAGTTCGGCTTCATCGTTGAGGGTAATCAGGTGATTGACCGTTCACAGCCTGGTTGTGAAAACGCGAACTAATATGAAGCCACCTCCGGGTGGCTTTTTGCTTTCTTGGGTTAGGGCTTTTTGTCGTTCCTCTGTTCTACCAGCAGAATCCCAGCATCAATTGCCTTTGTCATTAGCTCCTCTAACCTTTCTATTCTGAGCTCAATATCGCTTTTTTCCTTAGGTGTATGGTGTGTGACTACATGATTTGAGTTGATATATGTCTGGGCGTGGAGCGCCTTACCGATAGCAATGATGTTGTAACCGCATGGGAGTATAGGCCACGCAGGATTAAGCCCTTTTAGGTAATGTTTACCCTGATCTATCACGAGCTGCTTGAATGTTGCTTCAGTTGAATCTCGCAGGAAAAACAATCCAAAATCCCCATGTTCAGGTTTTACGTCTGGATCAATGGTAATAATGGTACCGTCAGGAAAACTCACCGGGCCATTGCAGGTCATTGAGTCCCCTTGAACTATGAACGCAAATGAGTTCTCTCCAGCCCCTTCAGGGCAAGCGATGAAGTCTGATGCTGATGATGCTGCTATTCCTTCAGTAGCAGCAGATGCTTGAATGATTGTATAAACGGGGATGAGGGGAACTGTAACGGTCTTTCTTACGTTTTTCACGTCAGGGCCAATTCCAGACCCAGTTGCTAGCCAGTCGGATGTTGTACCCAGCGCCGCTGCAAGGTTATGAAGTGCTTTATCCCTTGGGCGTGCCTCTCCTCCTTCGTAGGCAGCTATCTGACGTGCCACTACGCCGACTTTTTTAGCTAACTCTGCCTGAGTAAATCCTAATGAATTCCGTGCCATAGCAACACGCAAAGGAAATGAACTATCAAAACTCATAGTTGAACCTTAAAAAGACATTGACTCATAATGTATGGTGCGGCATATTTAATTCCGCACATGAGTTACTGTGTTTAAAAAATGCATGAGGTGAATAATGGAACAGAAGAAAAAAGATATCAAGCCTATGGCATACCGGATGACTCCGGAGGTGAAAGAATTCGTTGATAGTAATGCCAAAAAAACCTATCGGTCAGCGCAGGGGATGATGGACTACCTGATCTCTAAAGTGATGGAAATGGAGAAGAAAGGTGAATTTATCATTCAGTAAAAGCGAAGAAACCCCAACCGCGGCAACGGATGAGGTTTCAATTTTGTTAGCCATTTCTAAGGAACCAACAATGAAAATCATAGCAAAAGAAAACCAAGAGTTCACCATTTTCCGTTTTGGTGATAGCGAAATTCGAGTAATTAACAAACAGGGTGAGCCGTGGTTTGTTGCTCAAGATGTTTGTGATGCATTGATGTTAAGCAACTCCCGCATGTCTCTTAAAGCGCTAGATGAGGATGAAAAGGGTGTAAGTTCAACTTACACCCTTAAAGGAAATCAAGAGGTTGCGGTGATTTCGGAGTCTGGCATGTACACATTAGTTCTCCGTTGCCGTGACGCAGTTAACAAAGGCTCTGTCCCCCATAAATTCCGAAAATGGGTGACAGGCGAAGTACTGCCATCAATTCGCAAAACTGGAAGCTATGAAAAACCGTTGTCTCGTAAAAGTACCACTGAAGAAAGGACACCGCTTCGGGACGCCGTGAACATGCTGGTCAGTAAAAGGCACATGATGTACCCGGAGGCATATGCGCTTATTCATCAGCGTTTCCAGATCAGCAGCTTCGAGCAATTGACCCCGGAACAAATTGAGCCGGCTATTGAGTATGTCCACTCTGTCATTTTGGAAGGCGAGTTACTTTCACGGCAGGATAAGCAAATGGCTTTGCCTTTGTCTTACCCGATGGCTTATTTCGATAGCTACCGACACATAATCCAGCCCAAGGAATTAACCGCACCTTGGCGCTATAAGCCCAGCCATTTAAGACCGGATGGGGACAACCCAAATCCATTGGGCGCGCTGATTATTCAGTTAAAGAATCTTGGTTATAACGTTGATGCTGCTCAGTTCCAATTAATGTCATTTCAGCATCACATGGAAGATGTCCGGCGCCAGATATCAGCAATTGAACGAGTTGTGATGCGCCAGCAAGAAAGAGGGTAATGAAATGTCTTTATGTGTAATTGGTGAGCAAAAGATTTCAAGTTTCAGCTTCAAGGTAGATGAGGATATATTTTCAGCAACTATATCCTCAATTCTCGCTGAAGGTGATGGTGGTAAGGAGGAGTACCATTACTCTGTTATTGTCACTGATAGGAGTGGCAATCTAGTGATGAAGGAGATTCACCAAGATTTCCAAGTGGCATACGATGTCTTTGACAGACTATCCATCCTTGTCGGTAGCAAGATTTCCCATAGCTAGCAAACAACCAGCAATCCAATAACCCGCTTAACTGCGGGTTTCTTGCTTCCCATTGCATAAGTTTCCCTTTAGGATTGGTCTTAACTTTACTAATGGGGATAGGGATGTGGAATTACTGCTAATCTGTGCCGTTTTAGGCTGTATACCTGCTGCGATAGCAAGTAGCAAAGGTCGATCATTTGGTGCGTGGTGGGTTTATGGTGCATTACTATTCATCGTTGCCCTTATTCACTCCCTTTGTATTAAAAGAGACCATAAGGCAATAGAGAAAGAGCAACTTTCTGAAGGTCTCGTTAAGTGCCCGTACTGCGCTGAAATGGTGAAGCCAGAGGCAATCAAGTGCAAGCATTGTGGAAGTGATCTGCAGCCCTTGCCTATGAAGTCTGCGCTTGTACCTATTGCAAAAATCGGAGTTACCAGGAACTTAGCAGACTCCGTGATTCTCGATGATTTTAAGGTGAGCGAGATTTGTACAAGGATGCGTATTGGTAACGAAAGGAAAAGTGTTCAGGAATTATTGGATGAATACTCAGGGGAGTTAACAGCGATAAAGGATAAAATTCCGGAGTCTCTGCACAATAAGTTCGATGAATCATTAATTAATCATCTGAATAAGTAAGTTATTTCACTTTTTAAGGAAATAAATTATTGCCCATAACCTCGCTCCGGCGGGGTTTTTTTATGCCCGGAGAAAAGCAAATGGCAGAACAAACATCCCGCCTCGCCGTCATCATCGACAGCTCCGGCGCTCAAAAAAGTGCTGAAACACTGGCGAGTGCCCTGGATAATCTCTCTCAGGAGGGTAAAAAGGCAGAAACTGCAACTGATAACCTATCCTCCGCTACCAAAGATTTAAATTCATGGCTGAAACAGGGCCCAAAGGCGGCATCTGATGCTTCAAAGGCAATCGAAGATGAAGCGAAGTCATTAAACTCGTTACTCGAAAAAATCAGGCCGACAAATAAGGCATTGTCTCAACTGGATAGCATGAGCAAGCAGTTATCCCAGTCATTCTCTAAAGGATTGATTAACGAGTCCCAGTTTAATACTTACGATAAAATTCTGGGTAATTTAGTCGATAAATACGAGAAGGTTGATGATGAACTAACCGGTATAGCTCAGGCTGAGAGAGAAGCTGCAGCAGCTGCTAAAGCCACCCAGCAAGCTCATGAAGCCGAAGCCCTGGCACTCCAGAAAATGCTTGATAAGCTCGACCCAGTGTCAGCATCTGTACGGCGATTGGAGCAGGATCAGCAATCACTTCAATCGGCGCTTTCATCCGGGAGAATTTCCGGCGAAGAATATGACAAATATTCAGAAAGCATAGCGCGTGCCAGAAAAGAGGTTACAGGGGAAGCCCAGGCTGAACGCGATGCAGCAAAAGCAAGAGAGCAGCAAGAGCAGTCGTTCCAGAGGATGCTGGATAAAATCGATCCTGTTTCCTCAGCCCTCCGTAACCTGGAGAAACAGCAGAATGACCTGTCAGCGGCCCTATCCAGTGGCAAAATCAGCGCGGGTCAATATGGGCTTTACGCCCAAAAGGTAGACGAGGCCCGCCGTGAAGTTAACGGAGAAGCCCAGGCCGAGCGGGACGCAGCAAAGGCGCATGATGCACAGGTCGCATCACTTCAAAGGCTGTTAGCTCAGTTGGACCCGCTTGGCGAATCGTTCAGAAAGTTATCCCAACAGCAGCAACAGCTTGATGATGCTAAATCTTCCGGGATGCTATCCACAGACCGCTACACTGAATTATCTGCAGCTCTGACCAAAACCAGAGATGAATTGCAAAAAACTGCTGAAGTGTCACACACCACAGCTCATGCAATGCAAATGCTGCCGATGCAAATGTCTTATATCTTAAGCGGCCTTGCCAGTGGCCAGTCGCCGTTTATGGTTCTGATCCAGCAGGGTGGTTGGCTTACCGGAATGTTTGGCGGGCTCGGGGCCACTATCAAGGGCGTTGGCACGTATGTCGCAGGGTTGGTAAATCCTTTTACAGTGGCAGCTGCAGCCGTTGGCGTTCTCGGGCTTGCGTATTATGAAGGGGCCGCAGAGCAGGAGGAATTCCGGAAATCCCTGATACTCACCGGTAACCAGGTTGGAAAGACATCCGGCCAGTTATCAGAAATGGCTGCCACCATCAGCAATGTTACAGGGTCAACGCACGGTCAAGCGGCATCAGTTATTAATCAGGTTGTCTCGGCTGGTAACATTGCCGGCGACTCTCTACAGAAAGTCTCTTCTGCAATTGTCAGCATCAGCGATGCAACCGGACAGGCCACTGATAAATTAGTCTCCGATTTCAGCAATATTGCCAATGACCCGGTAGCGGCGGTCACAAAACTGAACGACCAGTACCATTTCCTCACGCTGGCAACCTACAACCAGATAAAGGCACTCCAAGATGAAGGTAATCAGCAGGATGCCGCGAGAGTTGCTAATGACGCCTATGCCAATGCGCTAACCCAGAGAGCGGGAGAGATTAAAAACAGTCTGGGTACACTGGAAACCATCTGGAATTCAGTTGGTGAGGCTGCGAAGGGTGCCTGGGATAGCATGTTGGATATTGGTCGTGGCCAGACGCTACAGCAGCAGATAGCTAATGTCCAAAAGCAAATATCCGACATTCAAGGCAACGTGAAGCCCGGAGCCTTTGGGTTGGGAGGGATTGGTGATGACGGGGTTCAGAATAAACAGCTTGCGGCTCTTAAATCTCAGTTGTTATTTTTGCAAAGTCAGGCCACGACCCAGGATGTTTTGAATGGATTTGTCGATAAGCACAACCAGGCGCAGCAGGCCGGTATAAAGGCGCAAGAGTACATTGATAACCTCCAACAACAATCCCTGTCTAATGCTGAAAAAAGGACTAAAGAGCAGAACCTGCTCACCGAAGCCTTGGAAAAGACTCGCGCTGCTGGTACGAGCATAAGCGCCGCTGAGGAAGCACAGCTTCGCCAGGATATAGACAATAAATATAAAGACCCGGCCGCACCGAAACAGCGCCAGGGGAAAGCCTACACCGAAGATGCAGGCAGCAGGTTGGTTGACCAAATCGATCAGCAAACCGCCGCACTGTCAGCACAGTTAAATACGACAGAGAAACTATCTTCAGTTACACAGCAGCGGGTTAAGTTTGAACAACAATTAGCTGAAATACAAAGGAAGGTAGCTAACAGCCAACCAATCACGGCTGACCAGCAATCACTACTTAACCATCAGAAAGAAATTCAACAAGCTTACGATAGGCAAGAGGCCCTTCAGAAAAGTGTCACCACTCTGGATGACTACCGCAAAATGATGCTGGAGATTGCACCGAAAGAGCAGAAACAGAACGATGTTTTGCAAAAGCGGCTGGATATTCTCAAGCAAATGGTGGCACTTAAAAAACTGTCTCCAGAGGATGCCTCGAAGCAGGCGTCTGACCTGATCAGCAAATCAGTGCTACCCGACTCGGTTATCTCTGGCGTGAATGCGGCCGGTGGAACGCTGAAGTCCGGAGCTACTAACAGCGACTTATCCGGTCAAGGAATGAACATGATCGGATTGCAGTCCAATCCTCAGTTGGAGACTATCGCCAAGCTCAGAAAGGCCCAGACTGATTATGCGTCTTGGCTTAATAGTCAGGAAAAAGCGATTAACTCGGCCTCATTCGCCAATGAGCAGGACCGGCAAAAGGCGCTGATGGATGTCCAAAGCAAAGGTGCGGCCAACCAGCAGGCTATCAGCCTAGCACTTCACAAAACGGAGATGGAATCAGCGCAGACGTCATTCTCTACTATCACCGACTCAATGGGTACTATGTTCGGGCAGCAGTCGGGAATGTATAAAGCCGCGTTTGCCACACAAAAGGCATTTGCTATTGCTCAGGCAGGAATACAGCTACCCATGGCAATGGCTCAGGCCATGGCTAACCTGCCGTTTCCAGCCAACTTAGCCGCGGTTGCCAACGTTGTCGCACTGATGAGCACCATCACCTCAAGCATCACCAGTGTCGCCGCGAACGGCTTCCAGTCAGGAGGGTATACCGGTAACGGTGGCGTGAGTGATATTGCCGGTGTTGTTCACGGACAGGAGTTCGTTATGGATGCTGCGGCAACGAAGCGGATCGGCGTCAGCAATCTTGAAGCCATTCGCAGAAATGGGCTGGATGCCACTCTGTCACGTTCAGGTTTCGGGACTGGCGCCAAAAATGTCAGTAATTCAACAGCCACAACTAATCAGACGCAGCATGTTACTCAGCAGATATCAATCAATGGCAACCCATCTGATGCAACCATCCAGCTTGTGCAGCAAGCCGCAAAACAGGGCGCTCAGCAGGGGTACAAGATGGTTGCAGGAGATCTGGCTGCGGGAAAGGGGCAAGTGCATAAGTCACTGACTGCCGGATATAACACTTCAAGGAGAACGGGTTAATGGCAGACATCTACTATCCACACCAATATCTGCCATTACCTCAGCAGGATGGCTATGCGTTCCAGCCTATCAGCCCGCTCCGGCGCACAGACCTTACATCCGGTCGTGCGAGGCAGCGCAGGCTGTATACCTCAACTCCCACCCAGGCGTCAGTGACCTGGCTGTTTACCACTGACCCGCAGTGCCAGGTGTTTGAGGCGTGGTTCCGGGATGCTCTAACAGACGGTGCATCCTGGTTCTATATGCGCCTGCAGACTCCGGTAGGCACCAAGGACTATAAATGCCGTTTCACGGATATTTATCAGGGCCCGACGCTGGTTGCCCCGATTTATTGGCAATACACCGCCACGCTGGAATTGTGGGAACGGCCTTTGCCGCCGGTTGGCTGGGGTAATTATCCGGAGCTGCTTATCGGTTCCGATATCATTGATATTGCCATCAACAAGGAGTGGCCGCAGGCATGACAGTATTAAACCGGCTCTATGCATCGTCCGGCCCGGAAGTGCTGATTAACACTCTGCAAATCAATGTAGGCGATGACGTTTATTATCTCTGCCAGGGGTATGACGACATTGTCGCTACAGACGAAAGTGGCAATAGCCTGACGTTTACTGCATGCGCTATGGATGTCGCGCTTCCGGCCAGAAACACAGACGGTACGCAGGATTTGAATATAGCGATCAGCAACGTTGACGGGATTGTCTCCACTACTATCCGGAATGCTCTGAACTCTCTCAGCGGAGCGACAGTGACATACCGGCAATACATTTCCACCGACCTTTCAGCACCGTCATCAACGCCTTATACCATGGCGATTAAAACAGGCCAATGGACATCCCTGCAGGTGCAAATCACCGCCGGTTACATGAACTGGCTTGATACAGCGTGGCCGCGTTACCGGTACACGCTTCCCGATCACCCCGGGCTTCGTTACATCAGCTAAGAGGCATCCATGTTCAATCCAGACAAATACCTGACTGTCCGCTGGCAGATGGGGGGAAGGGTGTACCCGGTCCTCGACTGCTACGGCCTTGTTCATGAGGTCAGGAGAGACCTGGGATTTCCTGAGTGGCCGCTGTTTGAGTCGGTCACGAAAGACGGCAGGCAGATGGCCGACTTCTGCGATGAATACCGGAAGCAGATAAAACCGTGCCAGCCATCGCCCGGCGCAGTTGCGGCCTGCTACAGCGGCGGCCTGATTGGTCATCTTGCTGTGGTGGTCGAGATTAATGGCGAACTGATGGCGGCAGAATCCAACCCGAAGCGGAATATCACCTTTATGCCGATGTCCCGCTTTGAGCGGCGATTTCAAAAAGTGGAGTATTACCAGTGACCATCAGAATTTACCCATCAAGGCTGCCAGGAGAGCCGCTGGAAACGCATGAGCATGGTGACACGACCATTCATCAATGGATGGCGGAAAACGTCAGTGGCTATGGGCCAGATAATCCGCAAAGAGTTATCTTCGAGGTCAACCGACGCGCGGTACCTCCCGGTGAGTGGGCATTATGTTATATCAGGCCAGATACAGATGTGAAAGTCTACCCGATACCCGGAGCCGACCCCGTCACCTGGGCTGTGGTTGCAGCGGTTGTAATTTCAGTGGCATCAGCGGCGTACTCAATCGTGATGATGTCAAAGCTCGGAAAGGGGGCTTCGACCGCAACGGGCGATCAGCTTAACCTGAATCCGGCGCAGGCCAATACCGCAAAGCTTGGCGACCCAATCCGGGAAATATTCGGCCAATATCGGGTTTATCCGGATTATCTTGTCCAGCCTGTCAGTCGTTTTGATACCAGCGATCCGCAGATTTACCGCACAGAAATGTTTCTCAGTATTGGCGTGGGGAATTTCTCAATCAGCAGTGCAGATATCAAAATCGGGAATACACCTATTTCATCATTCGGAGATGATGCCACGTTTACGCTCTACGCTCCTGGCGCTGACGTGTCTGGCGATAGTCGTGCAGACAACTGGTATAACTCGACCGAGGTTGGCGGCACTACTTCCGGAACGTCCGGCCTTGATCTGGCATCGACGGGCTCAAATAAAGTGAGTATCAGCGCTGATGCTATTACTGTGTCCGGGAACACTATCACTCTGATAGGGGAGACAGCTTCAGATGATGATGACGATGATACTGCGGCAGAAACTGATACCAAGGTGCCTGATTCCTGGGTGAGCGGGACAGTTCTTACTGTGGTTGTGCCGGATAGCTTCACAGTAGCGACTGAGTCGGGGCACACGCGGATTTATGGTGATTTCACTGAACTGGCTCCCTACGTCGGAATGCCGGTAAGCGCGGAATGGAGCTCATTCGATTATGACTTATATATTGCGTCGTATGACAAAGGGACTACAGCAGTGCCGGGCGCTGGCGGTAATGCCGCATCAGTAACAGCCAGCGCCGCTCCGACGACATATGACTTCAGCTCGTCTGCATTGTCGTTCACTCTGACCTGGTCAGGCGTGAGTTATATCATTTCGCTGTCTGCCAATTACACCACGATGTCTGGCCTGGTTGACACGATCACAGACCAGTTAACGGGTAGCGGGTTAGTTGCTCAGGATAATAGCGGCCGGCTTGAAATTGTCGAGCCTACAAGCCCGTTCAGTGGGAACAGCATTGGCTACACCGTATTGCCTTCCGCCATTTTTGGCGGCTCTCCGGTGGTTGTTAGCGGAACCGCATCAAGTGGCGGGACTCCGGAGGTTTTGCCATCAATCACCCTGGCATATGGTAGTGCGACCGGTACATTGTTTAATGGTATGCCTACCGGTACGCAGAGGATCGCTTTCGGGCCGAAGGGTAACCAGTATCAGATCACCGATGTTGACGGGCTAGCCATTACCGTTGAACGGATTATCGAAGTTGCCGCAACCACAACAACTGCAAGCACGACGAAAGTTGATGCAGACTGGCCGGGGTTTACAGAGCGCACTTTGCTGGACGCCACTGTCACAGGGATTAATGACAGCTACAACTGGATGGGTCCATTCCTATGCTGCCCTGATGGCGAAACCACTACCGAAGTAGAGCTTAATTTCATCTACCCACAAGGATTATTGTATGTGGGAAGCAAAGATGGCTCCTGGCACTATCATGAGGTACAGATCACCGTTCAGTACCGGATTTTAGGAGCTACAGACTGGACATCTGTGGCTATCACTCACGGTAATGAGACAATTAATGAAATCGGGTATACGAACGTCATAACTTTGCCGTCTGCCGGAAATTATGAGTTTCGTATGAAGCGTGACACTCCGCTGTGGAGCTCCCCGACCCGTGACTCCGTGCAGTGGCAGGCAATGAGGTCGAAACTATCCAAACGACCGGGCAGTTACAAAAACATCACCACCCTGGGTGTCACCATCCGCACTGGTAACCGTCTGGCGTCACAGTCAGATCGCCGGGTGAGCGTTGTTGCTAATCGTCTTTATGATGGCTACACATCCAGGAGCATCAGTGGCGCACTGAATCACCTTCTCGCCGATACCGGGGCGCAGGTAGATACCGATGCCATAAGCGCATTGGAAACTAATTACTGGACGCCACGCGGTGAAACTTTCGATTTCTCCGCTGACACTGACAGTACCTCAATGCTGGATATCATGCAGAAGATCGCAACAGCCGGGATGGGGTACTTTCACCTGAGTGACGGGCTGGCGACGGTAGGCCGGGAAGGTATAAAAAGCTGGTCCGGGGTAATCAGTCCGCAGGAAACAACGGAGGAGCTGACGACCTCATTTAAGGCGCCATCCTCGGATGATTATGACGGAGTGGATGTCACGTTTATTAGTTCAACGACCTGGGCTGAGGAAACGGTCCAGTGCCGGACCTCTGATAATCCGACGCCGACTAAAGTGGAGGCTTATAAACTGGATGGCGTGGTGACGCAGGATCGGGCTTATCGAATCGGTATGCGCCGCCTAATGAAGTATACCTATCAGCGGTTATCTTTCTCTTTATCCACCGAGCTTGATGCACTGTGCTATCGGTTTGGTGACAGGCTAATACTGACGGACGATATTCCTGGCAGTAACACAATCAGCTGTCTTGTCACTGATATGAGTTATACCAGTGACCTGATAATCATAGGCGTATCGGAGCCTCTCGACTGGACATTCACAAATCCACGGATTGTTATCCGGTACCAGGACGGCAGCGCATCAGCGTTGCTTACACCCACTCAGATTGATGACTTCACTTTCAGCATCCCTTACAGCACCGATATTGCACCTGAAGCATGGGAGATGAGTATGGGGGCAATTGAGCCACCACGGGTAATTTTCTGCAGTTCAGAAAGCGTGGGCTATGACTCACTGATTTCAGAGATTGCACCGGAGAGTGACGGGACCTGCCAGGTAACGGCTACGGCCTACGATGAACGGTTCTATCAGCATGACGACGACACCTATCCGGGTGATGTCAGCTAACTAAATCTAATCAAAATTAACCCGCTTCGGCGGGTTTTCTCGTTTCTGAGGCTTATAAATGGCGACTTACAATACGAACAACCCTTTAGGCTCTGCCGATCCGCGCGACCTGCTTGATAACTCACAGATTGCCGACCATTTCGTGAGCGATCCAGAGAATGAGTCCTGGCCTGACAGGTTCGGTAATGCGCGAAAGACATGGAAGGGTATTGAAGCAGATGCGGCCGCAAAGCTTGACCAGATTGCAGACAATGCTTCCAGCCAATTAGCTGCAGAGAATGATAGCTTCCAGCAGTTCCTGCTGAACTCTGGCTATGAGCCACTGGCTGATTATGTTGATGGACCAATTACGTTTGAGCGGCGCAACCAAATCACTGCATATAACGGCGAGTTTTATCGACCAAAAGCCTCCGTAACCCTCCCATACACCACCACCGGCAATACAGCGACAACCTGGGCGACAGACGAGAGTAATTTTGTTGCTGTGGGTGATGCAGTGCTGCGGCAGGATCTGGCATCCACTTCCGGCTACAAGATAGTCGGCGGCTTTTACTCGCAGGAGGGTGATCCGACAACATCCCCGGATTCAGGCAATAATCTCGACGGGCGACGAGGCGCTCGCGGACAATTCGATGTTATATCTGCGCCCTGGGAGCCGAAGGGTGTAGCCGGGATCACATTCGGGGGAGATAACGGACGGGGTACATTCACCATAGACGAGCGAGGTATGGTCCGAACTTCCGTCTGGTATAAAGGGCTCAGGATGCAGAGTAATGTCCTGCTGCCAGTGCTTCAAAGTCTCGGGTTTAAGTCTGGCCCCGACTCACTTGAAGGTGTGATGCTTCGCATGGGGAACCCGGACTCATCCCCTACGATATTTGTGGATTATGATGCGTCTGGGCTGCCGGTTCTTGGCCTGATGAATGCACAGCAATTCGGCGAATATGGGTACCCTAATCCGTCAGATGAGGGGTACTCATATAATTTGTACTGGACAAGGAAGCAGGTTCAATCTGCAATCAATACGGCAATATCTGGATATCAGCAATATTTTACTTACCCCTTGCCAAGTAATGACACTACCAGTCATGTATGGGTGCCGGTTGCTAAATTCACTACAGCAACAGGAACAGGAAACGCGAACGGGGTATTTAAGGCACTAATAACGGTCGCTGGTAATGTATTCCCGAATGGTCGTTCATACCTTATTTCGGGTAACTCCAGAGGATTAAGCAGTGTTTCACTAACCTCATCAAATGTTAATTCATATTTTAATATTACTGCATTAGATGCCCCGGCTTCAGATGATGCCAATAATGTAAATTACATTCTCAGTATGGGTGTTGTTCAGTCTGCGAATACAGTAACACTGTATGCAAAAATGCCATATAGTTGTGCTTATTCAACTATAAAAGCTCTAAATGTTGGATTTTCCGGATACGTGGCTTACACCCCATCGGCATTCACATCAGTATCAACTGAACCATCAGGGATAATTTATTTAACAACAATCAAGCCATACAACTCTTCAAATGTAACCGTTTCGTCAGATGGTACATTAATGGCAGCTTCACCAATTGTAAGGGTTGCTACCGACACAAATACATCTGACAGGGCAGATATTAACTCGGGGGGATTTAACTGGTCTGGTTCAGGCGCTGTTAATACTGAAGCATTCGAATATTCCGTTACTCATTCTTCAACGGGTACATATTTAATTCCTGGTGCAAAACTCGCAACAGAGGGTTGGCAATTTAAATCACCGAAATCTCCTACCGGTGGTGACGATCTTGCAGTAGTCGAAGTTTCCGATACTGACTCAGGAGTTCAGGTTCTGGTGTATGAGCGAACAATGCAAATAAGCGGTTCGTCCGTATCCATTGTTAAAGGGGATTTGATGGACGTTCCGTCAGATTCATGGGTTGATGTCAGGTTGTATGAAACTCCGGTTACTTATTAAGGACTAATATGAATAATTATTATATAGACCCATCAGCAGCGGAAAATGGCACAGGAACAATCGATAGTCCCTATAATTCCTGGGCAATACTGGAAACGCTGCAGCCTTCATTTCCTTTTACTATCAACGTGAAAAGGGGTACATCTGAGAGGGGGAACTTTAGCTATCTTTCGCTCAGAAACCTTGTGTCAACAAGTGATGAACAGTCATTTATTCAGCCTTATGGAACCGGAGCTAACCCTGTAATTATTCAGGATGACGGAACGGTGCCAGCCCTGGGAATAGTAATCCGGAAGACCACCCTGCTGATGATTGATTTTATCACCAATGAGGTAACACAGTCTGCCGATGTGGTTGCTTTGTCTGCGTTAACTACACTCACTGATACGTCAGTCGATGTGTATGCATCTAACTGCAATTTTAAATCGTTCCCGCACACGATGATAAGCCAGTATTGCAAGGGCATAGCAATTGTAGCTAACCGGGACGTTAATGCTGCAGCTAATAAAATGGGGTGCATTAATTGTACTTTTGATTATTTATCCAGGGGGGTTCAGATTTTAGGCAACTATAATGTTCCGTCAGACCAGGATGCCACAACAAATGTCGGTGACCGATATCGTACGAATGGCGCTATAGTTGACGGCTGCTCTTTTACAAATATGCGGGATGACGGAGCTATCCTGAATCGCTGCACATCCCCGGAATCAGCTAATTATGACACTACCAATCCGCTGGTTTCTAAAATAAGTAACTGTTACTACTCAAGCTACAGGTCAAACACTGCAGCTACAGATAACTACACTCAAGCCCCTGCGGTTGCCTTCTGGACTGTTTACTCGAACAGAACGGTCATTGAGTATTGTTCTGCTATTGGGTCATATGCATCCAGAGCAGACAGGATGGCTTTCGATTTTGATATTATGACGTGGGATTGTGTTATTCGTTATTGCTACTCTGCTAATAACGCTGGCGGGATTTTGCTCTTTATATCCAATGCTGATGGTGACGGCTCTCAAGCGCAGCCATCAGGCACCAGTAACACCGAATGGTTTATTAATCGCAGGTGGGGGCAGGGTAACAATGTCATGCATGATTGCGTATCATTTAACGATGGAATTAGCAGGGCAGCATCAGCATCAGCGCTTTGGATGTCTAAATTCAGATATTTCGGATACGCCAGCAATTGCACCGTGAAAAACTTAACTATTATTGACACTTTATCTGCTAACAGAGCGGCAATAGTGCATCAATACGGAAAGTTCACTGCATCCGACAATGTCACCAGCATTAATATACAAGATACGATTTTTCACTATCGAAGATTAGCTGTTGCCCCTGGGATAATTCGCGGTGATACAACCACTGACACACAAGGACTGGTTAAGTTTAAGTCTAACAACATGTATTCGGAAGCTGCGACAGGATTGTTTTCTATTCCGACTTACGCCGATGCAGGCGGTAACACATCTACAGATCCTGAGTTTGAATATATCCCGCAAGATGCGCCATCTACATTTGATTCAGCTAAACTGATAAGGATGATGAAAACCTCAGCATATTATGGAACGCTAGGTAATTTGGTTACCTGACATGAGGAATTAAAATGGCCTTCCCATCCCCAGCAGCAGATTACGTCGAAGCACGTTTAACCCCTGAGTCAGTGATGGGGATCACCGAATCCTCCGTCATCATCCCGACAGATGAAGGTTATGCCGTGGCCGAACCGGGCCTGCGGGTGAAGATGGGTAAAGTCGTTTTACTGGAGGTGTCCGGCCAGAAGGTATTCGCCACGGTAGGCGCTGGCCGGTTTATCACTGACGGTGGAATTATCGAAGGTGACGCACTGGACGATGCCAGAGTGATCGGAGTGGTGACGTACTTCGTGAAGAGTTTGTGATTAAACCTTTCCGTCAATCCAGTCAGCCCACCACTGCATCATCTCTATACGGGTCCGCATATATTCAGCATGGTTGTACACTCCACGGATGGAGTTCTTATCAGAGTGCGCGAGCTGCTTCTCTATTGCATCATGTGGCCACCCGTTCTCGTTCAGTATTGTGCTGAATTGATGACGAAAGCCGTGGCCAGACGCCAACCCCTCATAGCCAATCTGCCTGATGACGAGTAACACGGCGTTTTCACTGATGGGCTTCTTCTTATCATTCCTGCCTGCAAAAACGAAATCAGACACCGGCTGAGTCATTGGCCGGATGGTTTCCAGCAATTGCACCACCTGATCTGACATCGGAACCAGGTGGGTCTTCCTTCCTTTCATGACACCTTCATCAATGGTGATCACTCTGTTTTCAAAGTCGACGTTTTCCCATTGCATAGAACGGAGTTCTTTTGTTCTCACTGCGGTGTACTGCAAGATCTGTGTAGCGATGCGGGAAACCACGCTTCCGGTATATGTGGACAGGGCTTCATTAAACGCCGGTATCTGACTGGCCGGCAGAAAAGGGTAGTTTTTTTTCCTGTAGCCCTTCATTGCATCGGCAAGGTCAGGAGCTGGATTATATTTTGCCCTGCCGGTGACTATGGCGTAGCGAAATACCTCACCACACCGCCGCCGTGCTTTGTTGGCGCGTTCCATGGCGCCGCGGCTTTCAAAGTGCCTGATGACTGACAGAACCTGCATGGGCTCAATTTCGTTAATGTCCATCGAGCCGATCATCGGCAGAATGTCGTCATCAAACATACGCCCAAGCTCTAACCCATACCCCTCCGACCACACATCCTTTTTGTGCAGGTACCATTCGCGATAGATAGACGAAAATGAATTGTCATTATCTGTCTTTTTTTTCGACTGGACAGGATCGAATCCTTCGCTGACCGTTTTCCTGGCTTCGTATGATTTCTCTCTGGCTTCCTGCAGTGACATGAACGGGTATTTACCCACCGTCATCACCTTTTCTTTACCCGAAATTTTATACCTAAGTTGCCAGACCTTTTTCCCGGAAACCGGCACGTACAGATACAGGCCGTTGGCATCCAGAATGCGGTATGGCTTATCTTTTGGCTTCGCTGCCTCTATCTGCTTGACTGTCAGCAT